TCAATATGCAGATGCGATAGATAAAACCGGTGTCCCTGTGGCGGACTCTGGAGAGTTGGACGAGACAAATTACTTGGCGACCATAGTTGAGTTAAAAGATCCAGAAACCGGAAGTGTCCTAAAAGCGGGAGGCGATGGAGCTGTTGTTTTTGGCCGAATTTTTAAAGGCGTAGAAGGAACCAACATCAAAATCAAGTTTTTCACCGGAACAAACGATGCTTCAGCAACGCCGTATGCTTGGACAGCAGATGATCCTACAACAATCAACGTTGTTTATGCCGAGCGTTACACGTTGACCGATTTACCGGAAGACGTAAACAGAAGGAAGCGTATTCTAGGGCTAAATGAAGATGCTGAAGTTGGGCAAGACATCGATGATCTTCAATCATTTACTGGCGGGTCAGACGGGGAAACAAGGCCAACTTGGACCAACACATCTGCAACATATCCACTTGATGCAGATCCAGACAATCTTGAGACAGCTATCAATGACATAAATGATGCAGTTGGGTCACGGCAGTATTCTACCTTGGCAAACAACATCATTAATGACGGAGATACTATTACGGATTCATTGGAAGACTTAGCAGAAAAACTGTCTGACACAGACGTTGAGAAGATTGTTGAGTTGGTTACTTCTTTGATTCCAAAGAATACAGCCCATACTTTACCTAGCTCAAAAACATACACCCCAGATTCAGCCGACAATGGTTTGCATATGGATGTGTATTTGAATGGGCAGCTATTGTCTCCAGACACAGCAACAGATGAGGTTGATTACGAGGAAACAAGTACAACCCAAGTAACATTTCGTGGAAACGTTACAGCTAGTGCAGCAAGACCAGCTATTTTGACATACATAATTAGAAAAGCGTAAGAACAATGAAGGTGGCCGGGAAAACCGGCCACTTTGAGAAGGAGAAAAATAATGACAGAACAAATTTTAGACCCAAGATCGCCAGAGTATATGACCGCCTTTAGGCAAAGGCTTCATAAACGAAGGCTGAAACATCAAGACGAGATCCATCGTTTACAGGGACAGATAGGGGAGATAAACGATATTTTAAGAGCAATCGATTATGACAGTGATCGCTATATCCAGAGCATCACAATGTTGGAAAAAGATGCTGTGTTGAGAAAACAAGAACTACAAGAAGCTGAAGAGGATTACCAAAAACCTAAAGTTAAAAAGAAAAAGGGCGTTTCTATAATTGAAAAAATTACACCACCTATTGAGGAAGAGTCTAAGAAAAAAGGCAAAAAAAAGGCTAAATAATGACCTTTAAAACCAAACTACAATCCGATCAATCAAAAAAAGAGTTCTCAACGAACTTTGAAACAAATTTGGGAGTGACGGATCAGGATGTCTATGAGGAGATGGTTTACTCTGGCTCGAAGCTTACAAGCTTGGTTGGGTATAAGGACTCATCTAAGGCGGTAACTTTGTATAGCCAGGCAATGACCTATAGCCAAGGAAAAGTATCCCAAATATCTACGGTAATACATAACCCGGATGACAACACTATGACAAAAACAGTTACGGACACATTAACTTATCAGGGAAGCCGGGTACAAAATATTGCAAGGGCGGTGACTTAAATGCCATTTGTTGTTGCTCAAGTTGTGGGAGAAGAAAATATCCCGGCTAATTTAGATAATATTAGCGGTTATCTTCCAACGATGGCGGCTAACTTTGCTAAAGATGAGACGAGCGGGATCTTCCTTCCTTTCGAATTAAAAAATCAGCGGTTAAAGGTAGATGTTGTTGGGGATACTGTTATTACGGATATGCCCAGATTTGGACCGAGGGTTTTTGCTGACAAGACGGACAGACTCGTTACTGGCAATGGTGGTTCTTATACCATATTGGACACTGGCGAGTTTGGTATTTCTCCGGGGCAAGTTGAGTTTATTATGGTTAGGGTTGAAAAGGATACATTTGATATAGAGCTGGTAGTAGACGAAATCCAGGTGTATAAGCTGAACCTTAAAGATTTAAAGGACGAATATAAATTAAAAGAGAGGCATGAAGAGAATGGTTTTTTTATTGGAGTTGGCGCAGATAAAAAGCAATTTATAAATGCTTTTTTAACGCCTGCTGACTTTTGTAGCAGCCTAGTTGTAAAGGCATATAACAACGAATCAAAATCAAAAAAAATATTGGCTAGTTTAATTATGTTGCGAGAAGAGCGTTATGTGTCGAGAGAGGAAGGCTAATGAAAGCAAAATGGGTTGAATGGATCGATTTAAAAGAAAAGCCAGGTGTTTTAGATTACAACGAAGACGGCAAAGAATACGAGCCATATAAAATAGATGGTATTCGAAGCTGGTTTACAAGCTTTTTGAAGTCTGAATATGCAACAGAAGGAACGGATTGCAAAGATTTTTATGACAACTTTAAATCTGATATAGATATAAACAAACCAGCCCTGGAGCACAGGTCAGATGATTCAAGGCAAATGGTTTATTCGTCTACACGAAAAGATGGGAGCGAAACTTATTTTTCAGGGGCGGGAGATCATTCTGAAAACGGTATTGGTGAAGGGGTTAGGTTACTTTTTAATATGACGGCATCAGATCCAACCAAGGATAAAGAAATATCTTTTAATGAATCGGTTGATATAAAGGACGTTTTTATTATTTGTACAGAAGCACCAATAGGTGCTTACGCACATATTGAATACCTTGATAGTCAAGATGCTGTGATTGGAAGATACTCAAAATATTATAATCTGTTGGGAACGGTTCCTATTCCATTAAACACAGAGGGCAGAGGGACGTTTCCGAATCTGGCAAAAATAAAAATTACAATCGGCAACTCAGATGGGGCTAAGTCCGATCAAGAGGCAGCAAAAAGCTTTAAAGCGGTTGTGAATTTCGAAGTATACAGAGCAAATACCATATAAATTATCCTATACCAAAAACTAAATTATTTTCCTTTCCCTAAGTTGCTATAGTTTTAAATATGCTGAAAAAAGATATTTATTATGGCAGAGAGGGAGGTGAATTAACATTCCTACTAAACTCAAGCAAGACACAATCACGCTTGATTGGAAAGTAGAAAAACTTAGATTATATCAGCCAAAAGAAATAGCCAGTTTACCGGCTCTACCTTTTAATATTGAGCCAAACGAGAACCAAACCATAGCCAAATTTACCTTAGTACACACGCTTCCGGCGGTTAATGCTAAAGGTAGAGCAGTCACTTATAGAACCCAAAAAAATTCCATATCAAGCGTTAAGCTGAACCCATTGAACATGGAGCATTTGATGTCCTCAAACCCCGGATTTTCGGACGAAGATCTTATTTTGGGGGTTATGGTCGGAGCACAAATAGAAGATATCCCTGGAAATCCAATCATACCAGATAAGGCCGTGCCTACGGTCGTTTGGGCTGTTTTATGGAACCGGATCGATCAAGCAAGAAAGATCATCGAAGATGTACAGACCGGCTTTGCGAGCTGGAAGGCATCTTTTGAAATCAGCAATCGTTCAGAAGATGAAATATTGCTGGGAGATAGGTTCATTCCAATATCGGAAGCATCCGAAGAATTGATAGAAAAAATCGGCCCATCTAGTACCGGATCCTTAGATGGAGAAAGAGTTGTTTACGTGTTGGGAGGACGTGACGGTTTTGTTGATTATTGGGGTGCGGGACTAACTTTAACGCCCGCAGACAGACGAAACCCAGAGATTGAACTTGAGACAGCATCTATTGAGAAAAAGAAATTTGTATTTCTTTCAACAGCAGAGAAGGAGCCAAAAAAAGAAAAAGCGTCAGTTAATGACCAAGACAAAGAAAAATCAAATATTAATGGAGGTGATTCTGAAATGACAGAAGAACAAAAAAAGAAATTGATGGAGGAGTTCAAGGCACAATTAGCCAGCCTTTCTCCAGCATTGCAAAGCGTTATTGAGGCATCTGGCCTGGAAGCTTCAAAGGCTAAGAACGTTATCGAAGGCATTAAAGCCGAACTTCAATCGAAAGTTCAGGAAATCGCATCAGAAGCGGAGAAAAAGTTTGGTGAAGGATTTGTTAAGAAAGCCGATCACGAGTCAGCTATCAAAACGGCTGTGGATACGGCTATTGCATCGGAAGTGCCAAAGGCAAGAAAAGCCTGGGAAACAGAGCAATCATCAGTAGTAGACAGAGAAAAGCAAGTTGCAGACGCAAAGATACCTTTGACTGATTCACGAAAAGAAAAGATTAAAACTTTTTCTTTTGATGATGAAGGCAACAAAGAGTTTGCCTCTTATTTAGAAGAATTAAAAGAGGTTGCAAGCCTTTCTTCTAAAGATAAAAAAGACGATAAGACAGATAAAACAAAAGACAACAAAGGCAATGAAACAGCCTCTATTGGCTCCACTTTAAACACAAATGGCGCAACCGATACAGAAGGCACAGAAAAGCCCGTATTAGCATCAATGTTTAAGTAATTAATACATAACACGAGGAGGTGTTTTAAATGACAACTAAATTAAGAGTATTGAGAGGACTAACAGAAGCGAGAAGTTACAACACTGACGCTGCGTTAGAAAAGGGATTGGCGGTTCAAGAAAAAGCTGCTGATCCAACAATTATTGAAGCTGGTGGTAATGGAACCATTGGTTTTTTGCTTCAAGAGGTAACAGTTACAGGACCGGCTTTTGAGATACAAAATGCGGGAATTCCTGTTGACGAAGTTCCTATTGGACAGCGTGTCACAGTAAGAAGCGGAGAAGGTGAGATCGTTACTGGTCAAGCTGATGCTGGTCTTGCTGCTGCTGCGATTAATGCTGATCTAGGCATTAACGCTGGCAAATGGCGTGTAGCTATAGCGGGCGATAAGGTTATCGGTCGTTTACTAGAAAAAGATTTTAATGGTGTTACAGGTGATTATCGAATCGAAGTTCTACGAACTGCCGTAGTTACGCCATAACAAAACTAAATTAACAGGAGGTGTTACAAGATGAGTTTAAAAAAATTACCATTAGTGAAAGGGTATCCTGGATCAGAGTACAGAAAAAACTTTGATCCAGGATCGGTTTTGTCGCAAAACGCAGAACTCGTTAAGAGTAAACAACAAGAAATAGCGGCTCTTCCTGCAATGGACGAGACTGTTAAAAAAGAAGTGGCGGGGCTTGTTTTTTCTGGGACTGAATCTCAGAAAAACGAAATAGCGTCAGCCAGAATAGACAGGATCAAGCTAAATGTTTTAGAGGCCCTTATAGGGATGGATTTCTTTGAAGTTACTGAATTGGCTCACGATGAAATTCCGCAGCTTGTTTTACAAAGAGATCAAAGATGGGTTACGAGTCAGATTGGTATGCATGGCGGTGCGCCATACGATCAATTCCAAAACTTAGACACATTATCTCAATTCATTCCTTATATCTTAAAGAGTGACGTTGCAACGTATCCAATCATGTCTCCAATTATAGGACGATTTGTTGAAGTTGCAGAGCGAGTTAATAACCGTGTTGCTCACGATTGGGATCGTAAAATGGACGATGATCTATTTACGTTGATGGACGCTAACTATGAAACAACATTTGGTGCGCCAGAAACGATTTATGACCTAGATCCTAAGATTGCGAATGCGGGTGCATACCCGGCAGGAAACGCTTTGAATCTTTCTGCAACCCCAGGTGTAAATCTGAATATGTTTAAAAAGATATTCCAGCATTACGCCAATATGGGCGATAGCGGACCCAAAGTTAGAACTATTTGGATTCCATCTACAGAGCTTGAAAACCTTTGGAGTATTGGATCTGTAGTTTCTGGCTTTACTGGCGGAACTATCCAGCCAGGTCAGCAAGTTTCTCAAGCAATAGAAAACGAGATCCAAACAAAAGGAATTATAGGCAACCTTTTTGGGCATACATTCCGACTAAGAATAACCAACACATTTGCAAACACCTATGTAAGGGTTTCTACTGACCGTCCTTTTGGAAGGTTGTATATGAAGCCTGAGTTTGATCGTGTTAAGCGTTATTCGGAAGATGATCTTGAAGCTAGAAATAGCATTCAAAATCACGAGGGGATCCAAATATCTAAGGTGGTTGTACCAATTATACCTTCGCCTTGGAAGCTTAATTCATTAAGAGTAAAGATCAATTAATGACAGATAAAAAGGAGAAATAACATGGCTAACTTAATCAAAGTGAGATTAAAGAAAAATTATAAAGATGGTGCTCCTGGTATTGGCAAGCAGGTTATTTATTTTGGGCGTGAATATACGCTTAACCTAGATGACCCGCAAGTTAAGCAGGCATATGAGCATTTTAAAGCTGAGGGAGCGTTTGCAGAATCCAAAAAAGCAAGTAAACCTAACGCTGAAAAGGACACAGGCAAGGACAAGGGAGAAAAGGATCAGGAACCCCCAAAAACTGAAGATCCTGAACCGGTAGCTCCAGAGCCAGAGAAGGAAGCGGAACCAGAACCAGCAAAAGAGGAAGATGTGCCAGAGCCTCCAAAAGAGGAACCCACTGAACCAGCAGCACAAGAACCTGAAAAAGAAGCAGAGCCAGCAAAAGAAGAGAAGTCCCCGGAACCTCCAAAGGTTGAACCCGAAGACCAGATAGGGGGAATAACCCCACCTCTTCAGGAAAAGTCCAAGGGGGCTGAAAAACGTGATTCTCAACCAACTTTGTCGGGAAACCCAGCTAAACAGCACGGAGACAAAAAGAGTAGATGAGCACACCTTTAAAGGATCTTTATAGCTTTATTCGATACCAGATAATGAGGCAAGACGATGAAAACGTTTTGCCCAATTTGGATCTTAATTTAGCCATTGAGTACATCATTCAATTTGATTTTGATGGTGAGTTTTCTGTTGTTGAATCTTCTGGGAACAAAGAGATACAGCCAAGCTTAACCAAAGAACAAAAGAAATTACTCATTTTAAAGACAGCTCTATCAATTTTGTTACCGGAGGACTCTTTTTCTTATAGGACAGCATCTTTATCAAAATTTATTGAAGGGATGCCAGGACTAGAAGAGCAAAGGCAGGATCTACGGAAGCGAATAATGGAAATAGAGTCTGGCGGAACGGCTATAGTTGTCCGGTCTACGAACGAGTTTGATAACTATTTAAACCGGGCGAATAGACTTGAGACAACAGTTTTAGAGGCTCAAACCAATGGATAGGAGGTTGTCATAATGAGCAATAAATATAAAACGGGTAAATACATCTGCTCGTGTAGCACAGGAATCATAGTTAAAGGCATTTTTCGAAAGATGAACAAAGTGTTTTTAGTTACTGAAGAAGAGCTGAAACGAGACGATGTGAAAAAGAACATTGATCTTGGCCACATAAAATATGTGGGGCAAGAAGAAAAGCAAGTGGCTCCTGAAAAAATGGAGAGCGAACCTATTGAGGTCGCAGAACCGGTATCTGATGAAGAGTCGGTTTCTGAAGAAAATGAAGTTTCTGAGGTTGATAGCTCTGAAGAATTAACTGAAGAGGCTGAAGAGGAATCAAGAAAAGTTTCTAAGAAAGAAAAAAAGAAAAAATAAGACAAAAGGAGAATTTTTATGGCTAGAAAAATTGAGATACCAGGTAAGGGAAAAATCCCTGTAAAGATTTGTGTTGAGTTAGCATCAGACTGTGAAAAGCTGGGCTTTCAAATGCTTAATCTTGCAAGAGATATGGACCAGATCATTCCAGACGATGCAGACGCAAGATTGATTGCGTTGAGGGATGCCTATTTCAAGAAATATTTTGGAATAATTTCAGGGCATCTTAAAAACACATCAAAAGAAGTGCGGGGCTTTGTTTTTGGAGAGATAGCTGAAGATGAGCAGGGCTGGGCGAAGGTTGGAAAAGACTCTGAGCGGTTAGCTTTTTTTGCTCATAATATCTTGAATGCTGTAGAGGTTCTTGTGCCAGATGAAAACGAAGATCTTAAAAAGTTATTGGATGAGAATTTCAGAAAAATTCTCTTGGTAGCTTCTGGGGTTTTGAAAACAGTTTCGTATGCAATAAGAAACAAAAAAATATCTAACTCGAAAGGAGAGTGATTAAGATGACAGTGAGTGTAAAAAACCAAAATGAAGGTCTTTTGTATTACACATTCAGAGAACTAGGGATAATCGGGGAGTTGTTGGTTGATGATGATGGAACCGATGCCGGTGATTATGCTGATAAGGTCACGGAAATGTCAGCCGAAAACCAAGCAGCTCTTGTTGGTGGTACATATGGAGATAATTTGTATGTGAAGGTAAATGCCAGGGCGCAAGGAGATGAGCCGGTGGTTCTTGAGGTTGTAGGTACTGATGAAGATGATGCGGCAGCTACACAAGAGGTAACAATTCCCGCCAGGACTCAAGTAGACCAAGGCATAGTAGTCCCTGAAGCGGCAGTCGGTAAGAAATGGAAGACCGTAACAAGTGTACTTGTTAAAGGAACTCAACCAGCAAACCACTCCATTACAGTAGGAACGAAGTTTAAATTATTAATGGTTCCACAACAAGCGGATTACTCAACGCCAGGCAAAGGTGGCTTAATCAAATTTGATAACGGATTTGGCTGGAACAAAGGCACGACTTCTCGTGCAATTCCTTTGAAGTATGAAGCCGTAGATCATTACAAGAGACAACGTGCAGAAAACACGCTGAACATAAGCCAGTTTTACACTGTGTTTGGAGGATCCCTTCAGTTTTTAAGGGATAGAGATGTGACTATCAAGCTGGATATCACAGAAGATGGCAGTGCTGAAATAGCAGAGACTTATTTCTTCTCAAAATCCCGGTTAAACGTTCCGGTTTCATTTGGTGGCGATGGTGCTGATGGAACTATGGACGCTGATGGGAATTTTAGAGAAATGTTTATCATTTAAGAAGGGAGTTTAGCATGGGATTAAAACAAACGTATGTAGACAATAACACCGGATTATCGATCACGGATGCTTATTACAAGATTATGCGTGTAGACATAATAAACGAGCAAAGGGTTTGTTTGCTTTTGGGGGCATATACCGCAAAAGAGCAAGCGCAGCCAATTAAAGTTTCGGAGCACAACCTTCACGTTTCTCAAGACGTGGCAGAGGGGGAAACCCCAGTAACTCCATTTGCAGACAATTTTTCAATAGCGGCTATGGATGCGGTTGATGCGAATTTGATAAAAAATGCGTACAACTATCTAAAGACTCTACCGGAATTTGCAGATGCAGAAGACGTATTGGAAAGCTAGTAAGGAGCATCGTTAATGCAAGTGCATTCATTAAATGATGTTTACTTGAGCATCTATGAAGAGGTTGAGCTTCAGGCGGATGGCGTTGCTACCGGCAACACTGTTTTAACCTCTGCCAAAGCGAAGTTTATAAGTCAAGGTGTCGTTTCCGGGGATAGGGTTTTTGTTATAGGTAAAGGATTTTTTACTGTTGCATCAAACCCTACCCTTGAGACGCAATTAACTTTAGATAGAAACGTTGTGGCTGGGACAGATTTAAAGTTTTCTGTGGCAAAAGATATCAAGCAAAGGCGGCGGTCTGTAATAGCTCAGAAATATGCAGGGTCAGGAGATCTTACTTTACTTGATGCAGCTACTTTTGATGGGATTCTTTCAGGTTCGTATTCGGCGATTGTAGGACAAGACGCTTTTGCATACACCTCAAGAGAGGGAAATATTTTGAAAGGGGTGAGTGGTTTAGGAAGCCACACTAAAGGCGAAACTGTTTACCAGGAATTTGACAGAGCAGAGCTTCTTTTCGTGCAATCTTTAAGGATGAACACAAGGATACAAAAGGCCAGCGTTCCACAGTTCAGAACAAAATATAAAAAGAAAATAAAGCTCTCTGAAGACACTCAGATAGCTTTTTCAGCATTTTTAGCTGATTTAGATTATGACAGGAGACTAAAGGAAGGAGACAAAGAATATTCGATAAGGGTTTTTTATTCTATGCCAGAAACGTTTCAAGAGGACGGCTTTAATTTGATTGGCTGCTCCCTAGATTCGGAGAACATAGGAAACCAAGATAACCAAAATAGTGTGAGTGAATTTTCTTACACAACGACATTTAAAGACACATTTACAAAGGAGTAAAGCTATGAATAAGCAACAAAATCAAGAAAAAAGCAGTTGGGATAATTGGTCAGTTAAAAACAAGCAAAGTGTGGTCATTGGTGGCCGGAGCTTTGTAATACAGGAACTAGATGGTGAGGAATACGATTTGATTAAAAATATTCCTGCCCCGGTTCCGCCGATGAAAGTAAAAACAAAACAGGATGGATCTCCGATTATTATTCAAGGGAAACCGCAACACGAACCGGATTATGACGCAGAAAGTTATTCAAAACAGTTAGAGGAAGTTGAAATAAAGAGAGCCTTAAAAATTCTTGAGTTTGGGTTGGTAGATCCAGATGGACACAATATCCCTGGCGAAACGGATCGTGATAAATGGAACTTTCTTAAGAAAGGATCCGCAGGAAGTATAGAAAATTTAACACTGGAAATATTAAGAATCAGCAGTTTACTTCCAGCAGAAGTAGATGCGCTAAAGGAGAATTAACCCCGAAGGAACTCCGGGGTTGGAAACCTAGCAAACGAGTTCCACCGCTAACCTTTAGCTTTTATTACATTCAGCTACGCACAGCAAAAGAGTGGGGAATCCCTCCAGACGAGTTTTTTAGAAAAGATAAGAAAACTAGAGCGGAAATGCTTGCCACCACAGAAATTATGCACCTAACAGAGGCATATTATTCGGAGTGGATACATAGACAGCCGCCGCCAGAGCCAAGGCAAACAACTCAAAGGAGAAAAGTAAGGTGAGCTTTTTAACGAAATTAGCAAAAGCAAAAATATTAAGAGACGAAGGAAGATTCCTTTTTAGTGCCCAGGCAGCCACAGTAACTCTGAGCTGGAAAGTAGGGAATACGGGAGGAGCTTTTAACGACTTATTTAAACAGCATGACGGCGGTGAAGATAAAAGAGCTGTAAAAGAATGGATTAAAGCAGAAAAAATTATTATTACTCCGGCAACGATTTCTACCTATGACTTTGGCGATATAAAAATTGGCGATGTTATTTTCCGGTTTAGTAGAGGTGAAGATTTAAGCAAGCCGGAATTAGTTGTAACTCATCTTGAAGTGGATTATTACCCTATTATTTTTTCCCCGGAGCAGCAAGAAATATTAACAACATCCATAGGAGATGACCATATTTTTCAAACATTAATTTGCTCACGGATCAAAGGCCGCTCAGGCATTAAAGAGGAGGTCGGTGCGTGATTAATGTAAAGGTGAGCAGCAATGCTGGCAGAGTTTTTAAAAAATATCGCAAACTTGCAAAAAATATCCGCAATTTTAAAAGGGACGGTACAGTTCGTTCATTTTTGAACCAAAAAAGAACTGAGTATAGGACAAGAGCGCAAGAGATTGTTTTGGATGAGGTTTATAGAGCCTACCAGCCAAAAGAATATCAAAGGACATTCAACCTATTTAATGCAGTGCTTGTAAGTCAATTAGATAGGCATAAATTTACTCTTCACATACCTTTAACGAATTCTTTGGAAATGGATAGACCAAATAGCAATCATCAGTATTACCCGATGTTGGTAATTGAAGGGATAACTTCTGTATACCCAGTTGAGGGCTACCCTAGGCGTGATTTTTATTATAGTCCAAGCGGCTGGCTAAATGTTTTTGGTAAGCGATTTTCTTCTGATTATTATAAGGCTGTAATAAGGGGGATGCTTAGATGACATTACCTCTTATTAACGTTATTGATCCTGATAATTATGTTGAAACCGCCTTGGTTTTAATGAATGAGTTTTTAACAGAATTTTTTAATGAAGCGGCTGGCTTTGATGCGGATATAGAAATTATAGACAGAAAGCTAAACAATCCTTTGTCGAAGCCACAAATATTTTTTCAAATAGCTGGTGGAGACGGACATAAAAAAGGCGGAGTAGATACAGTTGGTTTAAATCCTGTGCGTGGAGAAACGAAGGCACTTACTTGGTCTTTTCGTATCACAACCGATGATGCAACAGGCGGAGCTTTAAAACTATCAAGATATGTCGGAAGGCTTGATTATGCTTTTAGAAAAGCTGGTTATCACTTAGGAAAAAAAGGACTTAGTAAGAACATTTTATCTGCACCTATTCCCGCACACACAGAAGAGTTTTATCAAGTATTACTTACCTTGACGAATGAGCTGCTGCTTACTTGGGAGGTTGCATAATGGGTAAACGCTTCCAGGATTTAATTAAACTAGATTTTGAGATCGGATCAAAAGGCGAGGATCGGCTTAAAAGGATCTCTGCACATTTAGAGCGCATAGAAAAATCATTGGCAAGGATCAGAAATTTAGGTCCGGGCCTGGACAAAACGTTTAAGCCATTGGATAAGGCAGCGGCCAATGCAAATAAGGCGAAGGCAGCATTAAAAAAAGTAAATGATGAGGCCGAGAAAACAAAAAAAACAGCCAAAGGCTTTACTGTGTTTGGAGAATCTATAGGTAAACTTGCCGGAAAGATTAGCTTATTTGTAACACTGACAGCAGCGATTGTTAAGGTTCAGGCTTTTGTGTTTGATTTGGTTAAATCGATAGTTGAGCTTGAAGAGGCTATGGCTAGAGTTGCTACAGTCACGAGGGCGACATCTCAAACGTTAGCCTCTGCATTATGGGAGATCCGTAAAGAAGTTTTTAGTGTAGCAAAAGAAACCAAAAAATCTTTTCAGGAGATTACGGTAGCTGCTTATGCTGCCGGATCCGCAGGGCTTACAGTTTCTCAGCAAATAGCATCAATAAAGCCTGTATCAGATTTAGTGGTTGGCACTTTGGGAGATATGGAATTTACGGCCAAACTTGTTGCTGGATCCTTTAATGTTTTTTCTGAAAAACTTGGCAATGCCGAAACCGACTTAGAAAAATTCAGGGCCATTGCAGATACGGTGGCCGATACTTTTTCAAGACAGCAGATAGAGCTTTCTGAATTAGAGGCAGGGTTTAGGATTGCGGCCAGTGCAGTTTCTCTTTTAGATGTTGATTTTAATGAGCTTGTTGGTACTTTGGGCTTCCTTAATACCGGTATGCTAAAAGGAACACGGGCGGGTACGGCCTTGATGAATGCCACTATCCAGCTTGCTAAGAACGCAGATAAATTAAAAACTACATTTAATGTCTCTTTTGACCCAACCAAACCCTTGAAATTCAATGAAGTGATTACTCAGGTTGCAGAGCAAATAAAAGAGGGTGGGGTTTCAACAGAGGAATTTAAAGAACTTATTGAAGCTTTTGGTATCAGGGGTGCTCGTGCAGTTGCTCAAATTGTAAATAATATGGAGCGATATAAAGATGCCGTTGGCAGGTCAGCCGAAGAAAGTAAGCATATGGCAGAGGTTCTTGCGAAAATACAAACAGATACGTTGGTGGGGGCTTTTACTAGATGGAAAAATACTTTAGGTGAAAGCTTTGTTTTATTAAATGACATCCTGGGAGTTACTAATGGATTAAAAAACACCTTTGTCTTTTTATCTAAATTATCTGGGGCGTTTAACAAAGGGATAGAGCCTTTGGCCGGGAAAATGGTTAAGTTTAGAGCTGGGGAAAACATCAAGAATGAAGAAAGAAAACTAAGAAGGCTAGAAATAATAGCTAAGGTGGTTAGGCGTAGGGTTGAAAAAGAGATAAGTGGGCAGAAATCAGATGTTTTCGTTATTGGCCCGGCCTTACAAAAGGATATGAGCAAGTTGGATCAATTAAAGCACCAGATCGATGTCCAAAAAAAATATTTATCTGTTTTAAAGGGAGAGGCTAACGACACAGCGAAGGCTATTAAAGGGGCTTTTGGGGTAGAAATAGATCCAGGAGCTTTACCAAAATCTATCCGTGAAGCTATGGAGAGCATGGCTAAGTTCAGAGAGCAGAGCCAGATTGCAGCGCAAGTTAATGGAGATATCTTTGTTAAGGTATCGCAGGTTAATGATGCTATTGCCGAGATTGTCAAAAGAGCACAGACCAACAAAAAAGTTGGAGCAGCAACAGTTAAACATCTTTCGGAACAAAAATTTGTATTAACAAAAAATTTAGACATCAACAAACGCAGGCTGACGTTATTGCAAACGCTTATAAATCAAACATCTAAGCATGTGGGCGCAGAAAAAGAGGTTTTGGCTATACATAAACTTCTACTTGAGATTGAAGATGATAGCCTGAAAAAGAAAAGAGAGATAGCAAAATTCACAAAGGATTCATTGAGGGAGCTTAGAAATCGGTATCAAATTGAGTCTTTAACTATAAAAAATACCAAGGATGAGGTTGTTTTAAAAACTAAGGTACAGCAAATACTAAACAAGCTAAAAAATGAATATGGAATTATTTTGTCTTTGGAGGATGCCAGAAAAAAAACAGAAAAAGAAATATTGTCGATGGGGTACGCAGATGAAGATGCCAAAAAAGATTTGGTGAAATTAGCAAAGGCTTTAAACGATGAGAAGCTACAAGGACTTCGCAAAGAAGTAGATATGCGTAAAAAAAATGATAAAGACACAATAGCTGCTATAGAAATGGAGCGAAAAGAACGATTAAGTATTCTTAAGGCATATGGCTCAAAAAACAGCGTTATTGCAAAAGAAAAAATAAAATATATTGAGCAGGAAGTTACGGCATTAAAAAACATCAAAGAAACACTAGATACCCAGGATATAAAATATAAAGCGGTAGAAGAAAAGATCGCTAAATTAAATCAGCAGCTTCAAGAGACAGTGGTGCTCAGTGAAAAACTAATCCCAATAGAAGAAAGACGAAAATTATTGACCGAAGAGTTTTTGTTTTTACAAGAGCAGGCGGTTATTCAAGGAGATAATGAGTTAGAGAGGGCAAGAATAAAAGTTGAATATTTAGCTCGTTTAAATGAACTTGCTGCCGGGAACAATGAGGCGGCGCAAATAAAAAATACCCTTGAGGCTCAAGGGGTAACATTGTTGTCTGCTCAAAGAGAAGAAATGCTTGCGCTGACTCAGATTAGCTATGATGTGGCGCAAGAGATTAATGATGGAATAAAGCAATCCCTATTTGATTCCTTGATGAACGCAAAGCGACTGGATGAAGCGTTAAACAATGTTGGAGATACTATCGGTAAAATTATTTTAGAAAAACAGTTTAACAACTTAATGGATCAGTTGTTAGGGGTGTTTGATATTGGCGGGATGACGGTTGAATCCCAGATAGGAAAAGGCGGGGATTTATTGGTTACTAAATTACAAACAAGCCTACCTCCATTATTTAATAGTCTTGGAGATATTGTTGCGAGAAAAATGGCCGCAACCCAAATTGGACGGGAAGGAATGGGGATGCCTGGTTTCCCGGAAGGTGGTGGAGGTGGCAACATCTCTATAGGCGGAGGTAAGGGCGCACAGGCAGGGGGCGGGTCTGACTTTATGAAGGGATTAGGTAATGTTTTTTCCGGGGCTATGTCAGGAGCATCTTTGGCAAACGCTAGAGGTGGAGATCAGACAAGTCAAGTTATGGGAGCCGTGGGCGGTGCGATAGGTAATGCTATTTTGCCCGGAATTGGGGGAATTGTTGGCGGTTTTTTAGGAAGCTTATTTGGTGGAAAAAAAGAGGAAGAAAAAGAAGAAGCTCCAGCCGTGGCGTTTAGGCTGGATTTATCAAACACTATTCTCAGGGATATCAATAGAAATCTCACGGCGATACGTGAAGATTCTACGGCCTATGCCCTCCAAAGCTCATTTTATTTTTCAGCAAACAGAAGCCCTGCATCTGGAGGAGTAATCTTTGAGGGTGATTTTATTTTAAATGGTTCTGCGGCAGAAGGCGACATAACACCGCAAAGTGTTGGAGAGGCTGTGTTGCAAACATTATCAGAGGAAGGGGTTAGAGGCGCACAGGCATGATAGAGACTTTATGGAATGTATATACGTGGAATGGTGCAGCTTTTGTCTCAGACGGGACGCTTCCTTCTCCAAATCGTAATTTTAGGGAGGTCGTTAAGTCCAATACTGTGGTTACACAGCTTGCGGATGGAGATAACTGTTTGGAGCGGCCATCTACAAAAGCTGTGAAAAGCCCTATTACCTGGATATGGCAGTTTAAAAACAGAACGGAATTAAAACAAAAACTACAAAACTATATTAATAATGCCACTGGATTACAAGTTGAATGTAAGGATAGCGGCGAGTCATACGATGGAGATTTTTTTGGCGAGGGCTTTGGTGTTGAAGGGTATCTTATCGGGGATGTTGTAGCAGAGTGGGTTATTGGTCGAGATGGAAACGAACAGCTTTATCAAATAACAGCGATGTTTCAACCATTTCAAATATCATGATGAATTACTTTTTTTGTTTTTTAGCGTTTTCTTTTTCAAGTTTTTTGACACGATCTAAAAATTTGCTTTCAACTTTCCATTCATTGTTGGGGTCAGGTAAAAAGGTCATGGTGGAAACCATAGGGTTAGCAGAATCATCCCAACACTCATATTTAACTAGCCAACCACCAGGGACTTTAAGTCTTGAGAAATGTGAACCGCCGCCTGCTTCACGAGGAGCATCGATTAACTGGAATTTTGTTGTGTATTTCCCCTGCCCGAAAGTTGGGCTAGAAACTAAATAGAAATTTATTAGACAACACAAGAAAATAATAAAAGACAAACGTTTTAGCATTAAAAATATTTTAGCATAAAAGGATGGGAAAGTGCCAAAAAAGTTATCGCAAGCGATTATTGACAATATCATCAATAAAAAAAATGTCACCAAAAGTGTTTATTTTGAGATACGTGACTTAGATGGCAATGTAGTAAATGATTCCCAGTACCTAAATTCCATAAAAAATTATTCATTTAGTCTAAGTCGTAAATTTCAATCTTCAACAGCCACAATAGTTGTAAAAAATACAACAGGGGCTTTTTCGCCAGACAATGAATTTGCCATTATTAAGAGGGGTTATACACTTACTATAAAAGAGTATTTTGATGAATATTCATCAATTAAGTTTGAGCGATTTTACGGGACAGTAAAGCAGATTAATCCCGTTAAAAAGTCTTCGGGAAATGAAGTTGAAATCACCTGCTATGATTCATTAATTAAGCTCCAGGAAACCGATATTGAGAAAGTATTTGAAAGCCCGGACAAAGATTTTATTGAAAATGATTTATTAACCCCAAACACATTAGAAGAGCCAAGGGATCATTTGGCGCAAGTTTTTGATGGCAATTACGCAGCCTGGGCAAACTTGCCACCGCCTACAGTACAAATTACCGAAAAGGGCAGCTCAAATGTTGCAAAAACTACAACTGACGGGTTTGAAATTGTATATAAATCCGGGCAGGTTGCTTTAAATCAGGTTATTAATGTTGAGGATTTTGATGTTAAGGCAAGCTATTACTATTTCAAAAAAGGCTTACTTGCAGAAGATATCATCAAAGACATTATGCTTGAGCCAGATTCTTTTGGGAATGACGTTTTTACTTTGGCCGAATTAAGCTCATCTTTAAGTGCTGAAGAGGATACAAGCACGGATAGTTTGATTCCGATTACTACGCCCTTAAATCTAAATTCTCAACTTTTAGTAAAAAAAGGAACCTCTGATACAGAGGTATATATTCCTCGTGCGGATAGCTGGAAATTCATCTCAACATATAAATTTAAAATTGATAGCGTTGATTTTCAATATAACGGCAAGTCGGACGTTACTATTGGCGGCATAGAAATGACAAAGCTTTTGAATGTTTCAGGCAGCCATTCGGCGGCACTATTAAGAGGATCTAAGGTAGAGGCTTTTTATGATATTGGGGATGGGATAACAACAAGAGCGTGGAAGACTACCTATAACAATGTTACCGATACTATTAGCTCTGGGGACTTCACGATACCCGGAGCCAGCTTTGAAACCTTTGATGAAAGACAGGGGGTTCTCTTAGTAGACACACAAATTGTGTCAACTACATCCGTTACCCTAAACAAAGATTACAATTTCATAACACTTCAGTCTACAGGGATTGAGATTCCATATTTGCGCTTATCTAAAGCAAAACACGCAAATAGATTTGAAGCTATAAAAAGGGACCTTCTTACTCTCTTGCCGCCGAACTATGTTTTGTTTACTCAAGGGACATCAAGGGTTTGGGGTAAATTTTTAGCCCAAAAGCCGGACGGTAAAGAAGATTATCAGCTCAAACTCAACAAGCAGATTCAATATGTAACAGATCAAGAAGTTTATAGCCGTGTTTTTCTTCGAGGGAAAAATAATAATCCAAGAAACGTAATGCTGGAGGAAACGACTAATATATTAAATATTAATGAATACGGGTTAACCTTTAATTCTTATGCAACAGACCAGCCTTTGAGGATACCGGAAAGAGGGAATTTTCGGACAGACTATTATCCTTTCTCAATTTATCGGATGGAAAGCGAAGCTTGGAGATGGACAACAGATTCCATGATGATTTACTCAAGCTGGGTTGAGGATGAAAGAACAGTTACTCCAACTTTAAAAATAGATGGAGCGGTTTTGGGGAATCAAATTGTAAGAAAATCCAGGATGCCGGTTTCTTTAGAGTCTATAACAAAGACAGAGTGGGGATGGGATTTTATTGTAAAGATGGACCCTAAAGAAAAAACAGTAAATTACCACGTTCGAATTCCGCATAAAAATATTATTCCACCAACAAACAGTGAAACGAGTATTGTTTTTTATGATGTAGACGGCAATGTTATGAATTCTTTATCGGACTTGGTAATCACTAAAGCAAACACAGCAAATATGGATATCCATTCTTTTGATTTGCTTCAAATTACGCCATACCATCCAGAGGGGAGAAAAATATGTAGAGTATTTCAGGCTGAAGATCACGCATATTTTTACGATTGGACTTTTATCAAGTCGTTTGTAAGAAAGATAGCGTATGTTTCTTATTCGGTAATAATGCCTCAGCAGATTAATGGGAAGCCCGCTTGGTATTTGAAAGGGTGCTATTTTTGGATTCATAGGGATCTTTTTAGTTATCAAATTTTTCATAATATAGGCGATATTCCAGATGGAGTAGATACTTTTCAAACTAATTATTATCGTGGCGGCGGCTCATTGGTTTTAGGTATATATAGTCAGATCACAGCGTCATTTAGATATAGGTCAACTTTAGCAAGAGTAGATGAACCTCAAAATTTAAAGGATGGCGATTCTGCAACAGAGGCACAGCTTTTATTTTTCAATAGAACGTCAATCGCTGGACAGCCTGCTTTTATTATTGATTTTCAGAGGAACCTTAAAGTTCAGGCTATAGATATTATTGCAGGGAAATTTTATCCGCATAGAGCTTATGACTCAGGGTTTGCGCTGGACTGCGAGTTTGCTTTAACGCTACAAAGCTCAAACTCAACAGCATTTGCGACTTTAATAAGCGATGCGGGGCCATCTTCTACCAGCCTTAAAGTAAAGTGGGGGCAGACAGCAAATTTCCCCTCATCCGGGACGGCTTTTGTTGGCGATGACTCCTTTACTTATACAGGAAAAACAAGCAATTCTTTTACTGGGGTTTCTGGTTTGTCTGAAACGCACGACATTGGATATGAATGGACAACTGACCCTGAAACCGGAGCATCACACAGAAGAAACCGATACGCACTTATTTTGATAGATCGTTTTTCAAATATTTCTCAAGAAACAACGAATATTTCTTTAAAGTCCGGGGATGCTATCAGCATAACAAAAGATCAGCTTGGGGATTCGTTTGAATGTCGTATGATCCGGGCAGTTGTAGATCACGTAGAGCCAGTGGAATATGCAAGACGGGTAATTGCTTATCCGGTATCTCTGGCTTCTTTTAATGTATTTGAGGATGTTGAATTTGAAGCCGATGCAAAATTGTCGGCCACTACTACTTTGGAGACAGGGTTTTCTTCTCCGCCATCAACATTGCAAGTAAAAGACACCTCGCTTTTTTCTTCGTCCGGGACCGCATATTTGGGAACGGAAAAATTTACTTATACGGGCAAAACAGCCACAACATTTACCGGAGTTTTCGGGCTTTCTGAAGGACATTATCAAGGAGCTTATATTGCTAAAGAAAATGTCTGGGAAGAAGAAGGGCTATATGTCAGGGATCCAAACGCATTGCTCAAAGAAATTGGCGATAAAGTTTATAAGCAACGTGGAATATCGCAGATACTAACCACTCAAGAAAAGCTAAACAAGAAAGCTAGGGATCTTTTGGCCGAATATTATAAAAACCATAACAAGGTTCGGATAGAAAACGTGTTTGCCCCATACGCCTTTGTTGGTCAAACAGCTAGATTAACTGACCAATATTCGCCTTCGTTTGAGATAGACAGAAATTATTTTATAGAGTCGGTAGTTTCCAATAATGGCAACTATTCAATGGAGCTTGCGTATTACCCATGAAAACCATAACAACACAAACGCTACATAATGTTTTAGAGGATCTAATTAAAAAGGTTACTTCAGATTCATCTATAGCAAATGCTTTGGCAGATAGATTATTAAGCCCTGGAACTTCGGATATGGCAAACCTGGCCGGTATTTCAAGCTCTACGCCAGCGTTTTTGATGGAAAAAGTTAATGAGATTAGCAACTATCTTTTTCGGCTACAAGATTTTATTCAAAACGGAATTGGTGGGATTGTAGTCCAGGGGTTAGCTGTTATTTCGACAAACCCTATAAGCGATAAAATAAGGATCCAAAAAGGTTTTGGCTATATTTCCGGCAAAAAAATTGAGTTAGCGACAGATACAGTGCTTGATGTGGACTTAAATATCTCAACCTCAATGTATGTATACATAACGACTATTGGATTGCTTGAGATATCTTTAACCCCACCACAAAACGCTTTAGTTTTAGCAAGAATTGATAAGCAGTCGCCATATTCAAACAAAATACAAAATCACGCAGACTTAGATGGGAACGGAATAAACGCTTATATTGTGCAGTCTTCAGACCCTCTTTTTGATAATAACCATCAGTTTGACGATGACACAATTATTTCTCTGAAAAATACGATGCAGGAGCTTTTTGCTGAGAACATTTTTGGGGTAATCAAGCTTCACGAAAATTTAACAATAGAAAATATCCAAGGTAGCCTTGCAATGGATTCTAGGGAAGTAAAAATCAAAGATCCTTCTCAAAATGTTTTGGCCAAGTTTAACGCAAACGGAGTTTTTTTCTATAGCTCACTAGGCGAGGAATTTTCTCATTTCGGAAGAAACGATGCCCGTGTAGGGAAAATAAGAGTTACGCCATCAACTTTAGAATCAGTTGGCTATCAATCTGGTAGTTCCGGTTTTCAGATAAAAGCAGATGGAAACGCAGAATTTAATAATGTAACTGTCAGAGGGACAATTTACTCACAGGTAGGGGAAATTGGAGGTTGGACAATAGGGGCAACGGAACTGTCTGGTGGGGACGCATCTTTGAAATCTACCGGCAGGCTTGAACTTGGAACTAGCAATAATATTGCGACCTTGGATGCCGGACACGCAACGCATCGGCTTTGGATAGGACATGAAAACCCTTTGCTTGCCCCATTTAATGTTGAGCGGGACGGAAAATTAAATAGTGTTTCAGGTTTGATTGGTGGCTGGAGCATTGGGGCAACAGAGCTTTCTTCAGGAAGCGTTTCTTTGTCTTCTGCTGCCGGAGGCGTGATAACCGCAGGTGGAGTAACTATTACAGGCTCGAACTCAACAATAGATGTTGGCACTGGGATTGATTTATTGGGGGCGGGCACAGGATCTATTTTAGTTGGCACGGATATAAACATTTCCGGTGCGGGTGGAGGCACAATAACTGTTGGGGCTGGGGTTACTTTAAATGGTAGTGCCGGATCCATTCAAGCAACGATAGGTCAAATTGCCGGATGGTCTTTAAGCGCATCAAAAATCTTTTCTACTAACATTGATATTGATTCAAGTTCCGGCGGGACAATCAAGGCTGGAGACATTTTAATTACAGGCTCCGCTTCCAGGATAGATGTTGGCACGGCCATAGATATTATTGGAACAGGATCGGGTTCGATAACTGTTGGGACAGGAATAACAATAGATGGGTCATTACAAAAAATAACCTTAGCGGATACAGGATCCTTTGTTGCCGGAGATGCAACACTGACCAGCAACGGATTAACGATTAATGGGACTTATTCCAGGATTTCATTGGGAACAAGTAATAATGTTATCAAGATCAACAATTCAGATGGTATTTATTTAGGAAATGCAGTCAAAGCCTCTGCGCCGTTTTCGGTAACGATGCAAGGTGAGCTGAAATCAACTTATGGCGAGATCGCCGGATGGGTGATTTCTTCATATGCCCTAATTTCTCCAGGAAGTAATCTGATTTTTGATTCGGCTAATAAGCGCATAAACGTTGGCGGCACAGTGCTTATTGATGGAGCTAACGAAAGAATTGAAAGCACTAACTACGCATCAGGGGTAAGTGGTTGGCGTATTGATGGCAACGGAGATTCAGAGTTTAGAAACTGTGTTGTTAGAGGTCGTTTGCATACATCAATATTTGTAAAAGATCAGATCCACGCAACGAACGGACAGCTTTTGATTACGGATGCGGCTAGTTTGCTGGATGATATTGATAACACACAAACAAAATTATATGTAACAGAGAGCGTCTTTTTTATTGGCGACCGATTAAGAATGAAAGACGGAGCCACAAGAGACGAGATGCTAAAAGTGACCGGTACGGGATCTGATGGTATTGGAGATTTTATTAATGTTACCCGAAACTTTGATAGTGGGGGAGCTTTTTCTTGGAATAAAGGTACGGCAGTTGTTTCAATAGAGTCCAGGGTGTCTTTGGTCGCAAGCGGATACGCCAACTTACCTTATATAGATATTATTGAAAGAACTGGCGATTTCACAGAATCGGTCCGGGCTAGAATCGGAAACATTAACGGAATTAGTGGCGCAACTGGATTTGGTTTGTGGTCTGAGAATGTTTTTCTTACCGGAAAAATCACAGCTACTTCCGGGGCTGTTGCAAACTGGGAAATATCTGGGAACCAGATAAAATCCAGCAACGATAAAATTATTCTTGATAGCTCAACTGAAAAAATCACAGTGGATACAATCATCATTGACGGAGCTAATAACAAAATAGATGTTGGATCCTTTATAGATATTGACGGAAATGCAGGGGGGAAAATAATTGTTGGTAGTATCAATGATGTCTACCTGGATGGAGCAACTGGCAAAATAATAGCAAAGAAAGGTGAGGTCGGCGGTTGGATTATAAATTCGAGCGGAATAGTTTCAGATTCAGGCGGAACCCCGATAATAAGTATTTTATCTGGGGCCGCAGGAACGATCACTATTACAAATGGCTCAAGTTCACAAATTATTCTTGGCAAATATGATGGTTCAAATTATGGCTTAAAAGCCGGGGATGCTGTTTTAAATTCTTCCGGGCTTACTATTTCCGGGACGACATCTTCAGTTTCACTGGGTACTGGCAATTCAATTATAAAAATTAATAATACGGATGGGTTATTTTTAGGTAACTCTTTACAGGCCCTTGCTCCTTTCAGCGTCACTATGGCAGGTGTTATTAAAGCTACCAGTGGAACAATCGGTGGCTGGACATTAGGAGCGACAACACTAACCGGAGGAAACACAGAGCTTTCCAGTACCGGAGTTGTGACGGTTGGGGTTAGTAATGATGTAGCAAAAATGAGTTCGGTGGATGGCACGTATAGATTATGGGTCGGTCACGCCACGTCAGGATCCGCACCATTCAGGGTTAATAAAAATGGGAATTTGATAGCAGAAAACGCAGATATAACAGGACAAGTAAAAGCGACCTCTGGCTATATTGGCTCGGTGGCTAATGGCTGGAGCATTACGTCTAGTGCTTTGACCAATGTAGGCAATGGTGTGATCCAAACAGACGGAGCGGCAAACGCTGGGATAAAGCTTGATGGCAGCTCGTTTCGAGGATATGACGCTTCAAGTAATGAACGTTTTAAGTTAGGGACAGACGGGGCCGGTTTTTTAGGTTCATCAAGCACATTTTCCTGGAGCGCATCGGGAACGGTTACGCTTGGAGGCTTTACTGTAAATAATAGTTCGCTAACCGCAGGATCCGGGGCTACTTCTGTTGGGGTAAGCGCATCCGGCACATATGCTTTTTATACAGGGAATGCAACGCCTTCATCAGCTCCCTTCAGGGTAAATTTTAACGGCCAGCTTTATGCGAGCAATGCGGTAATAACCGGAGATATTTCTTGTAATACGCTTACGGCTACAGCTTCAGGAAACATTGCAGGGTGGACGATAACATCTAGTGCTTTGACTGCTGGGAGCGGAGCTAAAATAAGAACTTCGTCATCGGCCACAGTAAACGGGCTGGTGCTAGATAATACCGGATTAAAAGGATACGGAGATAGCACACAAAAGTTTTCATTAACGGCTGCTGATGGCCGAGTTTTTGCAAGAGAGGCAGACATTGGACAACGGATTGTAAAAGTAGATGCCAGTAGTTCTTCAGGGACAGCTATAAATAATGCAATTTCGTATTTAGGCTCTGCCGGAGGGATAGTTTATCTTACAAGCGGGATCCACTACATAAACACAACCGTAAGCGTAGGTTATAACAATATTACGATCAAAGGTGCTGGGCCTTATCAAACAGAGTTGCGAGCAAGCACAACCTTAAGCTCTGTTATTAATGTTGCTACATATAGAGACAATGTAAAAATTCAGGATCTTGCAGTTGATATTTACGACTCAAGCTATGATGCGAGTTATTGTGTGTATGTTGGCAGTAATGCAAAGCATATAGAAATTAAAAACTGTGTATTTAAAGATGCCACGAGCGTAAATGTAAGGTGTTATAACTACGATATTTTGAAAGTTATAGATTGCTCTTTTACTGTCAAATCGGGATCTGTTGGGCTTCAGGGAGACGGTGGGTTTATCCAGGACAACGGGATTGTACGGGACTGTGTTTTCTTTGCGAGAACAGGTGGGGCAGGGACAGGGGTTTATCAGTTTTCAAGCATAAAAGATTGTCGTTTTGAGAACCTAGATGTAGGGGTTCAAACCGAAGGTTATGACGTGCATGCTGTTATTGACGGCAATAATTTTGAAAACTGTGATTATGGGGTCTACTGCAATACATCATCATATAGAACAACGATTGTTAATAACAAACTACGATCTTCAAATTCTTCCGCTATTCATTTGAAAAATGCTCAGGGTAATTATGTTATTTCTAACAATCATATTTGGGATGGAAGCGGTGATTACGGAATCTATATTGAAGATTCGAGAGGAGGGTCTATTACTGGAAATATTATAAAAGGTTGCTCTTTGAGTATTGGTATATACATCGATGGTGGCGGAGACTCATATACAAATTCAGTCATTATTTCCAGTAACGTAATTACTGATTGTACTGTTGGTACTGGAATCCATTGCAATATGGTCACAAACAGCTATGACTACTATGAAGAAGGCGCAGTAATTTCAAACAATAACATCCATAACAATACTGGTGGCGTGGGGATTAGTATTTTGGATGATGGAGCAGTGGTTCAGGGGAATCTTATTACGGATTTAGCAAGGTCGGGGTCGGTAATCGGGATTGATGCGAGAACTGATGAAGCGACAATTACAGGCAATGTCATTAGAGAGCTAAGGGGATCAACCTCTAACTGGGGGATTGATAACTACGGAAATAACGCAATAGTCGGCAACACAATTCAGATTAATGTAAGTAGCTCTTCAAATTCTTATGGGATTTATAACGAAAACTGGGTTACAAGCTCAAAAGGACTTTGTGTAAACAGCAATCGAATAAAGGTCACAAATCCCGGATCAGGAACAGGGTACGCAATAGGCGTTAATGTTACTAACGGGACTGTTTTATGTAATTCCTGTTATGGCTCGGATTCTTTAGGAACGATAAGTGCCGGAACAACAGGATTAAACGATATATAAGGAGGAAAACAAATGTCATTAAAATTAATTAGGTATTCAGATAATGGGGAAAGCACACTAGGGTTGCTTTTTCTTAATGAGGAATTTATGTGTTACACACTAGAAGATACTTTTAGAAAGGAAAAGGTGGCCGGGAAAACCAGGATCCCGGAAGGCAAATACCAGTTAGGGCTTAGAAAAGCAGGAAAACTTCATAATAGATACAAAAAAAAGTTTCCTGATTTTCATAAAGGGATGTTGCACATAAAAAAAGTTCCCAATTTTAAATACATATTAATTCACATAGGAAACCACAAAGGAAACACGGATGGGTGCTTGCTTCTTGGTGATTCAGCAAACAACAATACGGTCCAAAATGGATTTATTTCAAGTTCTACCGGAGCGTACAAAAGAGTCTACCCGGAAATCGCAAAAGCGATAGAAGAAAAAAAGATACGATACATAGAAATCAAGGATAAAACCTTTAGTTAATCTTAGTTTTTCTTTAGCAGATACTAAAATGTTTTTTTTAATAAACTAACCTAAGATTATGTAAAGAGGGATTAATATGAGTTCAGACATACAAATAATTAATACTAGGATACCTCAAGAACAGGCCGTGAAAGCTTTGGTTGATAACGACCTTAAGCTTGACGGCAAGATCAAAGAGGCCAAATTCAATCAAAATGAAATGGATCAGATCTTTGTGGACCTGGGTTTGGATCGGCAATGGAAACGTGACATTAAGCTTGGCAATGATGTGTCTACGTTTACTAATTGGGCACATCTGAAGGCAGAGGCCGGATATTCTATATGGAAATATCCGATTTCTGATTTTAAAGTTAATACTGTTAATAATCTTTATTTTGACGATAAAGAACTTGATAACCGGGGTGAAGCTACAAGTGAAGCGGCCACATCTTTTGACTCTATTTTAGATTATGACGGGACAACTTATAACGATCAAACAGCAGAGGCAGCCAGTGAATTCGGAACTCCTTTTGATGTTTTGCGAGACGAGACAGATGATGTTCTTTATATTGGAAGCGATGCTGTTTTTAATGGGCTTGATCTTGAATTTGAAACACTTGGTTTAGGGTTAAATATTAGCATTGAATATTCTAAAGGCGGGGATACCTGGGAAGTCGTTTCCGGGCTTGTTGATGACACTGAAAATTTTACACGTTCCGGGCGCATTAGATTTACATTGCCGGGCGATTTTACAACTGACACAGTAAATATTGTTACAAAATATTGGCTTCGAATCAAAACAACTGTAGCTCCAACAATTTCACCTAGATTGTATTTTATACAACCACTAACTTCGGTGGTTAATATGCTTTCATTAACTTCGGCAGAAATTTTAAATGAGCAGTGGGCTTGGATTTACTACAATGGATATTTATATATAACCATTAAAAATACGGGCATTCCTCAAGGAGAAGGAATTAAGCACATTAACAGTGCCTCTTCTCAACAAAATAAACAGAATTTTTTTGTATCTGAACACGAATACAAAATTGAATATGAGCGGGCTTCTTTTACATCGGAGCCGTTTACTACTTCGCAGGATTACAGACCATCAGTAGTTGCACCGCCAACTTTAAATCTTACAGTCAACAACGGCAGGGTTATTTATGGTTCCAACTTTTATTCACATAATGACCAGACGATAACCTTGCCTGCGTTGTCCACCTCATATGTTTTTATCAATGGTTCAGGGGTCTTAGCTTCAAACACTACTGGCTTTTTGACCCGTTGTTATCCTATTTGTGTGGCAACAACAGATGCAACAAATATTACGAATGTTGCGGACAAAAGATCATTTCTTAATGCAAAAGATGATCCCTTTTTTAGAAATTTAATTGGAGAAGAAACACAGCCCATACCACAGATTTATACAAATTCACTTGCTTTACCAGGTTCTACAGGAGAAGCAATGGCTCGGCCATCTTTAAGTACAACCGTTATTGATGGCGAAGTTAGAGGCTACAGAGAAAATTCATTAGCACAAAATGATGGGTTTTTACGTCTTTCTGCTGGCGGAGGGTTGGATACTGTATATCAATCTTATATAGATGTGTCTGGTTATAGCACTGATGCTGATATGAACCAAAATATTGTTTTTGGGACAGGAGGTATTAAAAGAGCAAAACTTAATAGTAGCGGTTTTACTGTAGATGGGACTTTAGGTGTTGGTGTTACTTCACCAGAACAAAAAGTAGATGTTGAGGGAAACTTAAGATTAAGGGGAAGTTCGCCATTCATTGATTTTAAAATGCAGGCTACCGGGAACCCTAATCTTATATTAAAAAGTGAGACTATTGATAGTAATAAAGCCGAGTTTCAGATTGGCTCAACGCCCAATTCCGGCGGAGCTTTTGTCTATAGGCTTAAGCATAATTACGATCAAACGAGAGTCGATAATAAATTTGGGATAAAGGCTGATCCTTATTATTTATTTGATATTATGTCAGAGCCTAGCACCATTGCGTTTAGAATAAGAAACAACTGCGGAATAGCGGGAAATTACACGGCGATTAATATAAGCAATTCAAGCTCTAACCCTTCGTCATATTCAGGCGAGCTAAGGCTGATTACCACAGAGTCTAGCCCTAATTTTTTTAATCCTCGCTTGGCTTTTTTGCTGCAAAATAAATATACACACGAATATGCGGACATTGTAGAACGGATGACAATATTAAGCTCAGGAGAGATGGGCATTGGAACATCGACACCAGATTCTTTACTGCATATCAAAGCCAACGACCCTAACCTAAAGATAGAGGCTACAACAAACTCAAGGTATATGATATTTAATCCGGCAAATGAGATGTTAAAGGGGAGTCATGCTTTAAGGTTTTATGTGAATGATGTGGCTACTGCGTTGGAGGCAATGAGAATATTAAGCGGTGGCAATGTCGGGATTATGGACACTAATCCAAATTATAAACTTGATGTTTCAACAGACAAAGACACTATTGGGTTACGGGTAAAAAGCCAATCAATACTTCAAAATGAATACACATCTATAAATATTAGTAATACCACAGGAGCTTCAATATCAGAGTATTCGGCTGAACTTAGGCTTATTACAATGGCAAGCAATCCAAGTCCTTTAAACCCTCGCCTTGCCTTTTTGGTACAAAACGCAGGCACGTATCTTTATGCTGATTTAGTTGAGCGAATGACAATATTAAGTTCAGGAGAGGTTGGGATTGGTGTAAGTAACCCAATGACAATGAACGGAAGTGCGGGTATGTTTGCTGGGGTTACTCCAAAAATGGAGGTATCAACCGGGACAAGTACAGGCGCATATTCAGAAGCAGTTGTAATCGGACACAGGGGCGCAAGCAGTAGTTCTGGCACAAGAGAGCTTGGTTTCTTATTGAAACTAGCAACAGAGGGATCCGCAGGAGAGTCTAGCAAAATGGGAGGAATGGTTGCTTATTCTGCTTCGGCTTATGCAAATGCCACGAATCTAAGTTTAATGACATCTAATCAAAAACAATTAACTGTAAGCTGGGATGGGAACGTTGGGATTGGGACAACAGGTCCAAGTGAAAAATTAGATATCGATACAAGCGCAGCGGATTCTTTTGTTAGGGTTATGGCTGGCTCAGGAGCAAATAAGGTGCGGCTAGGAATTGCAAGCGGAAAAGGTGCGGTTGTTTATTCAGACACGAACAACATCTATTTAGGCGGAATCAATATTTATTTTACTGACCAGAGCCTTACAAGCACCAGAATGAAATTGACCAGCACCGGACTAGGAATTGGAATAGATACCCCAACAGAAAAATTACACGTAAATGGATCCGTGAAAATAGGGGCATATGTTTTACCTTCAGTTGATGGCTCTGATGAACAGGTTTTAAAAACGAACGGCTTGGGTGTTGTTGCTTGGGGTGACTTGCCAGCAGGAACCTTAGCCGGTTTAGATGATACGGTCATTTCTTCCCCGGCAGACAATGAATTGCTTGCATATGATTTTGGCTCTAGTAAATGGATTAATCAAACAAGAACTGAGGCGGGCTTTGGAAGCCTGTCTACATTAAATACAATTAACAATAATAACTGGAGTGGAGCAGACCTTGAAATTGTTAATGGTGGCACAGGCGCAAGTAGCGCAGAGGCGGCCAGAAATAATTTGGGCTTGGAGATCGATGTTGATATCCAAAGTTATGATGTAGGACTAGCTTCTATAGCAGATCTGGTTACTGATACAGATAAAATGATTTATACAACGGCGTATGATACCTATGCAGTAACGAGCTTATCTTCTTTTGCCAGGACATTGCTAGATGATGCAAACGTTAGCACAGCTAGAGGCACTTTGGGATTAGGCACAGCGGCCATAAAAGACACAGGAACCGGATCAGGAAATATCCCTGTCCTTAATGGAAGCGGAAAGCTTGAAAATTCTGTATTACCGGCTTTGGCTATTACGGAAACGTATGTAGCAGCCAACGAAACGGCGCAACTGGCATTAACAGTACAAAAAGGTGATGTCTGTGTAAGGACAGACGAAGACCAAACCTATATAAATTCAACTGGCAATAATACGGCTATGTCCGATTGGCAGTCTCTTTTAAGCCCGGATGATGGAGTTTTGAGTGTTTCTGCCGGAAACGGGATGGATTTTTCTACTATCACAAGCTCAGGATCTATAACTATGGGAACCCCAAGCACTTGTGATACAGGATCAACAAATGCTTTGACAGCGACAAGCCATACCCACCAAATTTCAGGGTTTCTTCCTTTAGCTGGCGGAACGATAACAAGTAATAATACGATTAAATTCAGAGATTCAGCTATTCATATCGGATCTTTAAACGATGGGTATTTGGATTTTACTGCGGATACGGGTTTTCGATTTAATACCGGGAAAGTTGGTATCGCTGAAAGCAACCCGACAGAAAAGCTTGATGTATCCGGGAATATCTTGTGTAAAACTGGCCGAATAATGGTTAAAAATGAAGGATACGATCAAGTTCACTATATGTTTATTGGGGGTTATTCACCAACCGGCGCAACAAACAGGCAGGTAAATATTGCTCAGGTTTACTCTGGTTCCGGGGCAAAACAATTTATATTTCTTAACGGAACATTAGGAGATGCAACTACCTACGCAACTCAAACTGTAACGTCTTCTTATGCAAATGTTTTTGGGTTTGAGGCAAGTGAGAGCCGCTTTAATATTCTAACCCAAAGCTCAGGAGTTAACTTAGCTCCAATTCGAGCTTTAACTGTAGATCCAACTGGAAAAATTGGGATAGGAACTACCAGCCCAGATGAAATATTGGAAGTTTTCGGTGATGACAAAACCGTGAAGCTAACACAAAACCCAGTCGTTTCAGGAGGAGCTACTTTACGCATTACCGCAGCAGGAGTCGGGTCTGATGCAAATGCGGCTACGATTATATTTCATAGTGCAGGTGCTATTTGGGGAAGAACCGACTCGGTATTGAAAATAGGGTCTACCGATAAAGCTTCAACCTGGGCAACGTTTAGAACTGATGGCAAGGTGGGTATAGGAATAGAAAACCCACTGGACACTTTTCATGTTAACTATGAGCTAAGATTATCTTCTAACGAAGACAATGATACTCAAAAATTTGGAGCTATCATTGGTTCTCAGTATAATTCAGCAGCAGAATCCGAAGGCTACCTGGGGTTGTTTTTTGACTCTAATTCTGTCGAAAACCATTTATTTATTGGCGGGGGTTTGAATAGTTATAATACAACAAAGTATATTCGCTTTTACACCAGTGATGATCGTAGTGTACGCACGGGAACCGAAAAAATGAGAATAACTGGGGAGGGGAGAGTCGGGATAGGCACAAGCATCCCAAGTGAAGCATTGGGTGTTGAGGGAAATATTGCTTTGTCTGGCGGGGGTACGCCAACCATAAAAACCGTGGCTGGCAACTTACATCTTGCTCCCAATGCCGGAGCTGTTTCATTGTATGATGGCGTTTCAGCTATAAAGCTTTATCTTTATGACGGGGCGACTGCTCGAATAGCTTTTAATCCAGGTGGAGATAGCTATGTTAAGAGCGGTAATTTTGGAGTTGGTACAAGCAGCATTAACGAAAAACTTACTGTAGAGGGAGCTGTTTCATTTGATGAGATGGTAACGCCGCCGGGGGTTTCGGCAGGATATGGGAAGCTGTATGTAAAAGCTTCGGATGGTTTTTTATACTACAAGAGTTCAGCAGGGGCAGAAACTAATTTAACAACAGCCTCTAATGTTTGGTCAGTTAATGGACCAAAAGCTTATTACAATGCCGGAGACGTTGGAATAGGAGTCTCAGACCCACAAAGTCTTTTACACTTAAGTTCCTCTTCAAGCACCTATCTTTTTATAGAGTCTACGGACGGGGGCAGAGATTCTTTTAAATTGGGTGTGGATGGATTGGGCTTTATTCTTTATAACAATGATGATGCCAGATTTGATTTTGTTGTTGATGGTGATGGAAATATAGGCATAGGAAACACGACACCCGAAGCTTTGTTACATATTGGAAGTGCCGTTAATGTTGGGTATAACCAAGGGCCACTTCGTATAGCTACTGAAGACGGGGAAGCTTGTCGAATCTTATTGATCCAAAATGGTCAATGCGCTTATACATTGGGGATGGACGCAGGCAATGATAATTTTTATTTAAAAAACGAATCTAAATCAGAAATTCCCTTTATGATTGATTTTTCAGGTGATGTTGGTATAGGAACAGGTTCTCCGTCTACTCGATTACATATAAAAGATTATTTTGAATATGGGGAAGCCGTTCATGACACGATTAATATCGATTATAGCTGGTCAGGGGGGACAACATCTAACCCCAGCAGCATGGGGGGAATCACTTGGGCTGGAGGCTATGCCAGGATAAACGCATACAGATTGAACCCATCGACCAATAACCATACGGCCTTAGATTTTTGGACATATAACCACTCGGCTGGCCTTTTAAAGAGAATGACCATAGATGAGGAGGGCAGCGTTGGTATTGGCACAGCATCACCTGTTGTTAAGCTTGATGTTAGGGGTGACATAGGATTCAACTATGGTAGTGCAATCATTAACCCAACCGCTGCTTACAACAAAGTTATTAAAACAGGGTGGGAAAATAACTACGATTTCCTTGCACTTTATGCCCCAGGAAATAGCGCATCATCTGCAACGCCTAAAGTATATATAAGAAATAATGGAAATGTTGGCATTGGTACAACTTCACCAGGACACCCGCTTGAAGTTGTTGGAAATATCGAGGCTGATAGCATCACGATTAATGGAGTGCCTGTGGGAACCTCAAGTGATACCTACTGGTCTGCTAATGGGAGTGAAATCTATTACAATGGTGGCAATGTCGGTCTTGGCACAACAAACCCAGACTATGAGCTTCACGTCTATAAATCAACAGCAAGCTCCTTGAGAGCAAGGGCTGAAAACATAAACAGTGCTGGATTAGTTTATTGGGGAACATTAAATGATACCGGAGGCGGTTGTAACATTGGTGTGGCAGGAACAGCGCACTCTACACACACAATTTTAACGGGACGATGTTTTGTATCAGCGCAAGCGTCAACATCAGGCTTAGTGCTGGCAACAGAAAGTGCGATCCCTATTATTTTTTCTCTTAATGGGTTACTTACGAGCAATGAAGCGGCAAGGATAACTAGTGATGGGAAATGGGGGATTGGCATATCTAGTCCTAGTACAATATTTCATATAAAACACGCTGATTATTCTTATCTCACATTAGAAAACACAAACTCTTCGACAGGCGTATCAGGGGTAGAGTTTTATAACTCTGATTCAAATAAAAAAATGGCATGGCAATTACAAGCAAACTCAGATTTAGCTTTATGGAGACACGATTCAACAGCTTGGAGTCGGGCCGTTACAATAAAAAACGCTACTGGGCGAGTTGGAATAGGTACAGATCAGCCAACGGAGTTGCTGCATGTTGAAGTAGCCACAGATAATCAGTACCCACTCTATGTACATAATGGGACCACAGCTAATGGAATCATAGGCATAGGAATAGGAAATGATGCGATTAATTGGGGAATGCGAATTAATGGGGCGAGTGGTGATAATTTTGAAATAAGAAATTTAACAACAGGCGGGGTAAGCAAACTTGCGGTTACTCCTACGGGAGAGGTTGGGATTGGGACTAGCAGCCCCTCTACAAGACTTCATATATATGGCTCTTATGGAGATACATCCACACTAACAATAGAAGGTACACACGCTGAGGCATATAACGCATCGCAAATAAACTTATTTGCTTCAGCCACTTCACCTACAAGCATTGGAAATAGAATACATTTTAGCGATAAAGATGGATCTCCAGGAATGATAGGCTATTACCATTTTACAGGTGGCACACCTGTGGATTATATGGTGTTTCATGTTAATAGTGCGGAGCGCATAAGAATAGCAAGTGACGGAAACGTTGGGATAGGAGCAACTAACCCAGGTCAAAAATTAGAAGTGGCTGGAGCAATTCTTAGCCAGACAGCTTCTCCCTGGGTTGGCGTTTGGTCGAGCGGGACCGGCGGCAGAAAATACAACATGATTTCAACTGATAGTTCTTGGACAATAGGCGGAGGTTTTTTAAGTTTTTATGACAGTGATGCGGGAGAGCATCGATTAACTATCAATAGCAGTGGGAATACTGGCATAGGGCTTGATGATGGGGACCCTCTTTATAAATTAGACGTAAAGGATACAGGGGACGATAAGCGAATCATTTGGGCGCACGGGACAGGTAACGGTGGTGGTTTCATAAATCTTGAGTTAGGTTCTGATGCAGAGAGAGTGTCTTTAGGATTAGCCACCCATACAGCTAATCATAGAATTTGGTTAGATGACAATGCGGATCTTAGGCTAAAAGGAAGTGCGCCTACAAGTGATACCGATGGCCGAAAAATACTGAGTGAAAATTCGAGCGGACGAGTTGGGATTGGCACATCTTCCCCAAGCCAATTATTAGAACTATACAAATCAAATAGCACGGCTGGAACTGTGTTGTTGTTACATAATATGAATACTACTAATTTGGATGTTTATCCTTGTGAGATTAAGTTTCAGTCAAATATGGCAGGAACAGTTACGGCGGGGATTAAAGCGATTCCAAACACATATTCTAATACATACGACTTCCAGTTTTATACACCAGGTGACAGCCACTCAACAAAATTTGTAATTAAAAATGATGGGAAAGTTGGTATTGGTACTACGGCTCCGGCAGCGACTAACGGCCTTGAAATAAGTAAATATCATGCAACAACCCAAATAGTCTTAGGAACAGAAGAAAGTGCCTATAAAACAACAATAGAAAATAATTACAACTCTGGGAATAGGTTTGGAATTAATCACAGCGGAATAGATGTTTTAAGAGTGGGACAATCAAACGAGCTAACAATTACAGCAGGCTGGAATTCAACTGGCCATATAATTTTCAAGCCCGGTGGGGCAGAGGCAATAAGGTTTACGGGAGATGGTCAAGTAGGGATAGGCACTACAGTTATTGATACAAAATGTATTATTAAAGACTCTAGTGCTAATTTGCTGGTACTTTCACATTCATCTACATCGGATGGTGCAGGGCCAGAGCTAAGATTTCATACAACAACCAGCAATTACGAGTCTGACGATGACCATTTGTCGGCAATGATTAAAGGGAAGCGGCGAGATTCTGGTGTATCAGGAGATCTTTCATTTTATACCAGATCCTCAGATGCCATTTCTGAGAAAATGTGTTTAACGCAAGAAGGTTTTTTAGATTTATATCAAAATGATAGCCGATTATCTTTATATGGGAGAGGGAACTTTACAACTAAGAGAATTGAAAGCGCATCAAACAATGTTTGGTATACACTGAAGGCTTTTAATGGTTCAAGAGAATCAGGGCTTGTTTTTGCTAATTTAAGCACAAATGGGCATTCAGCGATTATTGCCTATTCTTATTCAGGAAAGGGTATATATTGGAATGAAGCTGTTTTGAGTAGCACGGGCAGTAGTCCTTTTGACCTTCAATATAGTGGCAATTATCTGGACATAAGGCAAACATCAGGAGCAACCGATGTTTTGTCCGTCACCGTAGTTTCAGGGAGTATTTAGCTTTTTCAGATAGCCATAAATAGAAATCCATAGAAATAGTTAGACATTTTTAGACATAAATAAAATAAAAAACAGGAGGATTTTCTATGCAAGAAATTATATCAAAATTGTCAGAACCAGAGGTTGTAATGTGGCTATTAGGCTGCCTTTCTTCAATCTTATACCTTACGGGAAGGATTACGAAAAAGCAGTTTATAGCGGAGCAAAAAAAACAAAAAGGGCTGATTGGTAAATGGGAGGCCAAGAACTCTGCGGCCAGTGAGGTTGTGAAGCCTATTACAAAAGTAATTAAACTTCTTAATTATGTGCCGGTTGTAAATACTAAAATCCCGATAATAAATAAATCAATCCCGGATGTTGCAACAATATTATTAGAAGGACCAATCGGCTTTTTGGGCGATCTTCTACACAATACTCCGGGTATTGGAACAAATGTTAATAAAAAATAAGGAGAGATCAAATGAGACGAATAATATTTTTACTTTTAATTTTAGCTTTATCTTCAAACATTATTGCTAAGTCAGCTTTCAATAAAGGAAACGCAGCCGGTCGGCCAAGACTTGCTATTAGTCCAACTTTAGAATTCGGGGGTATAGACAATGGCCCAGCTTTTGTTAATCTCGTTCCGTTTCAAATGGAATGGCAGGTAATTCCTGAAATTGCTATGAAATGGAGTGCTGGATATGTATTTGAACAAGAAAGACACAACAAGCCATTTGGCACATTAAATCACTACGGCTACAGATTTTCTGGTCGTCTGGAATGGTCCCCATTTAATTGGGCAGCTCGTTTCTTTTATGGAATTAATATTGGCGCAAAAGCTCCGGGAGCAAAAACTAATTTAGATATGCTAGGTGTATTAAATTATCAAAGTTTTGGTATTACATTTCCGGTTGTAAAAGAGTTTGTGTTTTAATGGTTGCCAGTAAAAAAAGCACAAAAAAAAGTACGGATACAGAAATTGCGGTCCTCCAAAATAATGTAGAAGATCTCAAATCCAAACAAGAAAAACTCGTTAATTACGAGGTGAGGATCGCTTTAACTGAACAAGCTATAAAATCAAGCCACGAAGATCAATATAAGATACTGAAAAACACAGAAGATATAAAAAATCAGCAGCAAGAGGTAACAAAAACACTAAGTTTGTTGCAGCAGTCCCATAAGAGCCAATGGAAAGAAATAGGTGGTATAAAAGAAGATGTTGGGGAACATAAAAAAAACATTGAAGAAGAAATAGGAAAGCTTAGGGCTTGGACAGAATCAAGGCTAAAGTGGTTAGTTGTAACTTTTTTCACCTTGGTTAGCGTTGTAACTGGGGTGCTATCAGCTATTTTGGCTTTAGTTAAGTAGTTTCCCAGACCCAGATTTTATTGCCATTTACATTCATAGCTCTTGAGTATAGCCAGGGGAATTCATATGTTTTGTGAGGGATATCCATTATTTTTTTCATATTATGGGAATCCTCGTGTCCAATAAGTATGTATTTTTCAACCCAATTAACTACCTTGGTTTCATTAACTCCATAAGGGCTGCTTTGAGGGACAGTTGACCCGCCTAATTGTGTTATCCACGTTCCAATAACAACTTGAGGGCGATAGCGAGTACACGCTTCTCGTGCTTCATATTTTTGGACTCGCTCAGGATATTCAATTATAGGCTGTCTCATCTGTATGAACTTTTCAACTACTTCAGGCGTGTTTTGGATATACGAGTCTGTTTGAACAATGCCAAGCTCTTTACCTAAGATGTTTTTGCCTGCGCCTATTTCAATGGCAACTTTGTCCTTTATTTGATCTTTAAGCCAATCAATTAATTCGGTTGTGACGATAGAATATATTGAGTTTTTTCTACACCAGCAAGCGATATTTTGCTGAGGAATATTTTTTAACGCAGCCGCCTTAATAAGCTTTAGCTTCCCGTTTTTGTCGAGTAAAATATTGTCGAGTTCCTTATACTCTCTCTCAGAGATATCATTCATTTTATATACGGGGGAATTATCAGAAAAAGAGTAATTATTCACGAACTTAGATCCTATTTCCTTGGTTTCGAGGGCTTTGCTTTTAGTATAGTGCCATCTTCAAATATTACTTTTGTTATCTTTGTTTTTATTTTAGCTGTACCGTTATCGGCCATTTGCCACATACGATCATAGGGTTCATCAGAGACAAACTGATTGTCTTTATACACCCAATATTGATTATTCTTTATCCTTTGACTTGGCTTTAAAACAACCTCATCTTCATATGTTGTTTTAAAGATTTGTTTGCCAAAAGGATTGATGATAGACACCTGCGTAACAACACCAATTATTTTTTTGTTTGTATGATTTTGATAGTGTAAAAATAGGCCCAAGGCTTTGCTATAATCTTTATCTTTTCTTAGTAAAGATTTGTCCCAAATTGTGACGGCCTCTTCTGCATATTTAATGGTTGATGGTTTGTTAGACGTAACATACTTCCAGGTATAATTATCTTTAATTGTAATTTTTTTTCCATTGCTTAGGGTTAATATTTCCTCCGCCAATAGAGGCATTGATAAAAGCAATATTATTATAAAGACTTGTTTAAATAATCTCATTTTAACCTCCGAAATAATATAAAAGCATCATTGTTTCGCTGCTATTTGTCCCCCTTTTTAAGGTAGCATATTTTTTAAGGGACTAAAACTTTTTACTCCATTTGCGCTAGAAAATATTCTAAGCAACTATCTACGAGGACATCTTGTCTTCGCAAAGGTCTTTTAAAGGCAAGTCCCTCTAAGGATGTGCAACGGCTTAAAGCAACATATACTTGCCCGTGAGCAAAAGCCCTTTTCCCTAAGTCTATTATAATCTTATTAAAAGTTTTCCCTTGGCTTTTATGTATGGTCATAGCCCAAGCAAGCTTTAAAGGAAATTGCTGAAATGATCCCATAATAATCTGTTGCAATCGCCTGGTTTTGCTATTAAGCTCGTACCCATAAATTTGCCACTTAAAATGCTGGATAAATACAGTGTTTCCATTTAACAACTTTACGGTAATTACTTCGTCTTCTATGTTTAATATATTTCCTATGCTGCCGTTGACATAAGCTCCTTCAGAATGATTTGCTAAACACATCACCTGTGCGCCAACTTTTAATTTTAAGTTACGCTCTGTAGGATCCATCTTTAAACCAAAATCCCCTCTTACGCTTGCATTAAAAACGGACATTTTAGATTTAATCTCCTCTAGTTCTATGGCGTTAATGTGGTCAGCCCCGCTATTAGTAGATGTTAAGCAAATAAAACCGGCATCTTTTTTTCTGGCGAAAGGGGAGTATCTGCTATTTAAAATACTCAGGTGCTCGTTTGTAATAGAGTTTTTGCGAACCGCATTTAAGATCTCTATAAAACGAGAATCTTTTTGACGGTAAATTTTCTTAAGCTCTATATAATGCAAATCAAAGTCTTCACCCTGCATAACTTCTGAAGAAAAAATATAAGGAGTTTTGTAGATTTGCAAAAAAGCATCTTTTTCATAACCGCTTAATACCGGAGATAGCTGGTAAAAATCCCCTAAAAAAACCATCTGTACACCTCCGAAGGGAAAGTATTCCTTCCGGGCTTTTCTTAAAAAAACGTCTATACAGTCCAAAAGGTCGGCCCTAACCATTGATATTTCATCAATAACGATAGTGTCGATTTTTCGATAAAGAGAAGGGTCGGTTAGTTTAGAAGCCGTTTCTTCTGCATTATCAACGGTAATTCCTGGCTTGAAACGAAAAAATGAATGGATTGTTGATCCTTTGATATTCAAGGCTGCCGTTCCGGTGGGGGCTAAAACAACAACGTCCTTTCCCGTGTTTTCTATGAAATAAGACAGCAAAGTAGATTTACCAGTACCGGCTTTTCCGGTGATAAAAAGGTTTTCTTTTGTATCTTCCATCAGCATCAAGGCTTCTTTAAATTCATCGTTGATTTCTATTTTTATCATGATTCAAATTCCTGGAAATTATAGACTCCGCTAAATTTAGCATCCAAAACAAAAGCATCTAACTCTAGCTGGTCGTATTCTTTGTGGGTAAGACAGACAATATAGTTGCGAGGATGGTTTAAAAATAATTTCTCATCAAATTTAGTAACAAAAATATATTTTTCTTTTATTGATTCAACATCTACCAAGTCTCGTATTAGTTGCCACTGAGGGCGTTCACCAATGGCTCCCGGATCTCCGATAATCTCCTGGAGATAATCGGTGTCTTTTTTATGACTCATTAAAAAACACACAGCGTCTTTATATTCGCTGTGCGCCTTTCCAGCTTCCTTTATCTTGTGTGTATAACACCCGACTTTAATTAAGCGCAGAATTGGCTTGTTAAGAGGGCCTTCGGTTAAAGGCTTGTTGCATCCGGCACATACATAGTAAAAACCGCTAGGAATGTCTTTTAAGTTATCAAGACAAAGTTTTTCGGTATCCTCGTTTGCCAGTGATACAAGAGGTATCTTTAAAAATTTATCCTGGTTGCAGTTTGTACAATTTATCTTGGACAAAAAAACTTCACCGCCCCTTCTAATGAATATGCCTCATAATCTTTCAAGTAAATCCGATCTTGTTTAAGGGCTTTAGCAGGAATTATGTATATGTGGATCCGGTTGCTTATTTTTTTCCCGCACATACCAAAAGCGCATTTATAATTCCGCAAAGACATATCCTCAATTTCGTTAAGCTCTCTAATTTGATGTGGCCGGAAGATGCTTTTAGGATTGAAATAATTTACAGTTTTACTTACATCCAGGTCCTTCCATTCAAGATAAAACGTTTGGCCATTATCTAATATAGAGTCGCATATTTTGTTTCCGGTCATTGGGGCATCAGGAATTTTGATAGATTTCCAAGTTCTAAAACCTAGTTTTAGTATCTGCTCTTCCCACTTTTTGCGTTTAGTGCCTTCTGCCATTTTAGTCTTCGTCTGCAAATTCAAACCGAGGATATTCTTTGCCGTCCTTGATAATTACTTTTTTATGCAAGGTAAACAAACCGCCCAATGACCAATCACAACCGGTTTTTTTTGTTGGTTTTCCGAATAATGCTGATTTACCGTTGCCGTTATATCTACCTATACAAGAAAACCCCAGATAGTTTTCTATTTGTTTTTTTTCAACGCCAGCTTCAACAAAATCATAAAAAGATTGAACAGTGTTGCACATGGGACATTTAAACCTCCATAGCTTTTTATCTTTTCCGTACAGCGTCTCTCCTTGCTTTAAAAGTTCTTCAAAGGTAATTGTTTTTATTTTTGATTCAACTTGAGTTTCGCTCATTTGTTTCCTCCGTAATTAGTTTTTTCAAAGCTTTAATAAGTAAAGGCTTCCAGCCCTTTGAATACCGATGTCTTAAAGCACCCCCCTTATTTTTTGGCTTAATAATTTCGTATCGATAGTCTTGATCCCTCTTATTAAAACTCTCCAGGCGTTCTATTTTTATTTCATCAATCTGCCGTTTATTTACAAACACTTTCACTATTAATGGCATATTTAATTCCTGGGTGTAACGTCTGAAATGCAGCTCAAGGCTTCTTTAATATGTTCTTTGTTCGGAATGATATATTTGTAAGATACGGCCTGCTTTTCTTCTTTTCCCATTTTATTAGGTGGAAACAAGCCCAGTGCGCCGGTACTGTTAGGCCAAATTTTAAAGTGTTTCATTCTTAACGCTTTGATAGCCTCGTCAAATTCGGCATCCTTTATCACAGTAAAAGCATAATCATTCAATCGCTTCCAATACCGAACGTCCGGGGTTTTCCCTATAGTTGGATCTGGGTCTATATGACGACCTCTTTGTATTGTGCCTTCAAACATTTTAACCAAATAATGAATGGATCTTACGTTTTTTATTGCCATATCTTCAGGGATTTTGCCTGCCTTTACAGCTTCTAGCATTTCCTTGCAAAACAAGATTTCTTCTTGGTAATAAACAGCGTGGTCCTTAAAGGGAAACAGATCTTTGTCTAACTTGTCCTTTATAACATAAACAAACTCATCAACTGGTTTAAAAAAGAACTTCGTGTACGCTCCTTCTGCTAAAGACTTTTTAAAACCCTCTGGTTGGTAAGCTATGAATTTAATTTTTGGTCTTGGCATCTATTTCTTCCTTTAGGTCCTCAATATCATTTTTGCAATATCTAAGTCTTAAGGCTTCTCCACGGGAGGTATCTACAGCCTCGGCTCTGATACAGCCACGTTGATAATAAGCATCTATTTTTCTTGGATGGCAGTTAAGTAGCTTTGCTGCCTCAACCTTAGTGAGCCAATGATCTGGGTTTTTATAATACTTAGCCAACTGACTTGTTAAGTGGTGATACATTTCTTTTAGTTCGCCAGTAAATTCACCTTTATATAAACCTCTTTGGAGTTTGTGGATCTCATAACAAATAACATCAAGTTCATTTTTATTGCTGTATTTATAACGAACAAACACATCATCGTTCATGCGGTCAAAGTTTCTAATTTTAAGTGAGGTCAGCTTGATTCTCTTCATCAAGACCCTCCTTCCATTGGTTTGTATTAAAATCAAACTGCCCCTCTTGATCTTCTTCATCTTCTTCAAGACTTTGTTTTTTCTTATCAACATCATCTAAGCTTACCCGGCTTACTTTATCGGTATATTCCGCTTCTTTTTTTCTGATGCTGGTAATGCCAAGGCTATAATATTTTTCACACTTAACTCGTAATTTTTTTATCTGATTTGCATTATAAACAACATATTTGCCATCAGATATTTTTATGAAGTCATAGCCTAAGAGCCAATCAATTAATAGATCTGCGCCCCTTAATGAGTCTGTTGGGCATAACTGCATTTTTAATGTAGCCAAATTTTTGACATTACGGGAGAAAATAATCTCTTTGAATTTGATGTATTTTAGTTGTAACGTTGGAAGGACGTGGTTAAATAGACTTCCAAGATCCAGGTGCTCATCTACTAAGCGATCTTTTCTTTGCATTTGTCTACTGAACTCAAGGAAACCAACTTTTTCACTATCCATATGCTCTTCAAACATTTCGATATAGCTTTCAACATGCTCTGGTAAAACGATTAACAATCGCCCTTTTTCAAATGTCCTGATTTCTCCGTTAATTTTTTTACTAACAGCCTCTTCATTGGTTGAAAAACATCTGACAGCGTGGTTCATTGCGCCAATACAAAGCTTATAGCGGTGGGACTTACCGTCTACAATGGTAATTTTATCCACATATTTTTTTGAAAGACGGACAGTTTCGCTTAAAATTAGCTCTTCTGCTTCTTCAGTGATGCAAATATTGTTTGCGTTACTTGTCCAAGCATAAGTTAGAAGGCATTTAAAATTATCCGACTTAAACTTATGCTCAACCTTCTCATTATCAAGAATTACTCTGTTTATTGCTTCAATAGGAACTTCATCTTTGTGCATTAAATATATATGATCGGTTCGCCGCACATCTTCATTGCTGGAATCAAACATTGCAGCAACAGCTTTAACCGGTGGGTTATAGGAAGACAAGGAATTGTTTCGGCCAACCGGAGAAGAAAAGAATAAAATCCTAGTTCTGGCCTCCCAGGTAATATTTTGTATTTTTGTATAATCAACTCGTCCTTCAGAGCGCACCTGGGTCAAAGCATGTCTTACCTCTTTTGGCATTTTTTTAAATTCATCTATTGCTATGGCTCTTCTGGTATTTCGTGGCAAGGCTCCGGGTGTCAGAATGTCTTGTTTTTCGCCCTTTTTTTGACCGCCCACCATACCTGCCACTGAACAATGTTCCCCGGATACCATGTCAAAAGATGGGCAAAACTCATTCCATTTTCTGATAGCAGAAGATTTGCCCGTGCCAGTATCCCCAACCACTAATGTATTAGGATGACCTCTTGGTATAAACTCATTCATAAAAGTAAAATTAAGCGGTGAAAAAGTAGTGGTTAAAATAGAATCTGCCATAATAGTTGTTCCAACTAATTTTAATACGTTTTGAGAAACATCTTTATTTTGTTGGTGAATCCAATCATAGGCGTTAACGTTGGATGGTTTTCTAAATATATTTAACAACTCGTATTCTTTTTCTGTGATCTTAAACGCATCGAGGTCATCGATTTCAGGGATAGCTTTGTCTGCTATAATAAAGGTTCCGTGATTCTTGGGGTGCTCAACCCTTTTCCCGATCATTTCATAGCAAGAATTAGCCTTAATCTCTTCCTCACCAAGATAAAAAACGGTAGCTGTGCTTTCTATTTTATTACTCAAATTACCAAGAGCTACTTTCTGAACAACTTTTGCTTCAACAAAAGACAAAACTTCTTGGTCTAAAAAGCGTACCGATTGAAAACATCTTTTAGGGATTTCCGCTAACCGCTTAAAAGCCCCCTCAGCTTCGCTTTGAGACGAAGTTAAGTAAGTAATAAAGGATTTCTTGTCTTTTTTAAGGTCAAATTCTAGGTTAGCACTGTGGTTTCTTATAACAGGACACCATCGTTTAGAAGTGCATTTCACATCCATATTACAAGTTAGGCAAGCTTTAGTAGGTATGGTTCCTGGTTGCTCCGATACGCCAACCACCCTGATCTTAAAACGGTTATGAGTATTAAAAAGAGATGCTTTTTTCAAAACATCGTTTAAAGAAACTATGTTTTCGCTGACTTTTTCTTCTTCTTTGGGTTCGTTAATTACCACTGGCTCTGTTTCTTGAATTAATGTAGTAAAATCTTCTCTTGTTTTCGGAAAATTAAAATAATCTGTGATGTCAGCACCTTTCCCCGCTATAGAAAGATCTAATATCCCTATGTCTTTTGGATAGCCACTTATTTTTTTAAGAAGCTTATCGGCCCCCTCTTTGCCCGCATCATCATTATCATAGGCAATTAGTACGGTTTTACCTCTTAAATATTCATTGTTGTGTCCACTCCAGCTACCAGCTCCGGTTAATTCACAAATGAAAGGAAAATTATATTGATCTAAAGTTAGCCCGTCCATTTCCCCTTCGCAAATTAAAACATGCCCAGAGGCTTGTTTGTGATGCCAATTAGCAAAGGCGTGATGTGGCTCATGGTAACTATATTTTTCACCGCCTTTCGGCTTATAGGTATGAAAAATATATTTTGCTTCTTCGTCCCTGTTATAGTATTTAATATTCCAAAGCTGTTTATCTGGGCCATAGATAGGAATAGAATATCGACCAAGCTGCCCTTTTATATATGGTGGCCGCCATCCAATTTTCCACTTTCGGATAGTTTTCTCTGTTAATCCACGGATATCTTTTAGCCATTGTAACTGTGGTTTATATTCTTCGTTTTCAATTAAATTCTTATGGTAATCGTCTACAAGCTTTTCTTTTAAAAGTGGTCTGCCTTTTGGTTCGTAGGTACGTGTTTCGTCAGTATCCACGCCACATATTTCAGCCGCTTTCTTAAGGGCGGTCATAAAATCGCACTTTTCATACTCTTGTATGAAGTCGAAAATATCACCGGATTTTCCACAGCTTCCCCCATAACACTCCCATCTTCCTTTTTTTGGCCCGCTTACATAGGCATAAAAAGAGGGTGTTTTATCGGTGTGAAATGGGCAGCAGAATCTTAGCCTATCTTGAGTATGCTTTGGTGGATTTGAGGTTTGAAGACCTAAGTTATGATAATAACTTTCATAATCAAACCTCTCTTTTACTTGTCCCTTTACCCGTTCTAAATCCATAAAATTTTGCTTTACAAGGGATCCCCCTATTTGTCCTCTTTAGCAACTTGGTCATCTTTTTTCTGGTTCACATCAAATGACTCTGTTTTCTCAAGGGCTTTGTAAAACCTATCAAATCGTCTTGCATACCGAAGATCTCTTGGTAATGCCCGCTTATCGCTAATATCGTCAAAAGCTTTTTTGATAGTTTCGAATTCTTTGTTTTCTAATACCAATTCAGCAATATAAATTGTATCCCAAATCACATCTTGCTTTTTCTCAACATCAGCTTTTGTTAAAGTTTTTTTAGCCTCATCAGAGAAAGTGTCGATGATTTTATTCATATCGTTTACACTTTCGCTAGGAACCCCTTTGCCAACCTCCTCTATTTTGTCAATTAATCCCAACATCTTTCGGATTTCGCTAATAGAAGCCTTGCCCTCGTTTTGCGCTCCCAGGCAGTCCAAGATTTGTCGCCCCTCAAAATGTGTTATTCCTTTTAATTTATACATACATTATACCTCCTTGTAGTTGTTTTTGTTTGGTGTATCAAACGATTATCCTTCTCTTAAACTTGCCCATTCAATAGATTCAAATTGCTTGGATATTTGCAGACACGCATTAATTTCTTCTGCTGTCGCTGATCGAACTAAATTGAAAACTGGAATATAGCCGACATCAGGATTGTTTGGAGACACGATTGATTCTAATGAATAAACATTAAAATAATATGGTGCTCGAACAGAAGCTCCTTTGTAGCTAACCATTTTGGAATTAAGCTCTGTATTGAATTTTTTTGTTTCTCTGGTTTGAGATTTTGAGCAAGCAAGAATGGAAGGCAAGCTTTCTTTAGCTATTAATTGCTCTACCGAGATAACAAGGTAGTTATGAAATATCGTACAGGCAGGTTGCTCACTTTCTTTCCATTTTGAATGTGGGCATTCTGAACATCGAACAGATTGCAGGGCTGGGTGTAAAACGCCACCGTCATTAAGCTGTCCGGTATCTGAGTAACACAGGGGGTGTGTTGATCGGTCCTTTATCTTATTGCCCTTTTCATCCTTGAAAGGTTCAAACATCCTTCTGTTAAGCTTAAAATCTATAACCAAAAATTCTACTTTTTTGTGCAAAGTATCGTTCATTGAAAAATAAATTTTTCCTGGAGCGTCTGGGTGAGTTTTTGCAATATCAGATATACCTTGGACAATCGCCCATCTCGGCGTATTCAATGCCCCAGCATCCATGTCTACAGAGCCTCTAGGTTTTCCGTCAATAAAGTGCTCCTCCATATTAATTTCTGTAGATAATGCTTGCTCTGGCTTTGCTTCAACAGCCGTTGTTTGAGTTTCTGGTGACTTATCCTCTTTCTTTTCTTCTTTTTTTTCTGGTTCAGGGGCAGGGGATGGTGTCTCAGTTTTTTCTTGTGGTGCATCTTGCATCATATCTTCTCCTAACTGCTCGAAAGCTTCTTCCTCGCTTGGAGCGTCTTCTTGTTTTGTTTCTTTTTTTGCCGGTTCTACTATCCCGGTATTTTGTTTTGCCTCTTCAACTTCTTCGTTTGGCCAATCCATAATAACTTCCTCCTTAAAAATATTTTTTATACACCAAAACTAGAGTTTCGGTTTGATAATGAAACGCTGTGTTTCTTTCCAAAAGAAACGCCATCTGGTAAATCAGGCTCGATCTCACCTCCTTTACTATTTTTCTTGCATTTATCGACCTTCTCTCGAACAAATTTATTGACCTCAGCTTTCCGTACTGACAATTCAAAAAATTCGTTTTCTCGTTTCTGGTTTCGAAAGAATGCAAACACTTTCGCCCGATTTGCCTTTGTCACATTACCGAAATATGCCTCTTTAATCTTGAACGTTCCCATTCCGTCATAAGTAAGAGCTACTTCACTGGTTAAAACCCCAATATCCCTTGCAAAAGAAATCATTGCTACCTCCGCAGCATCAGATTTGTTTTTTAAATCATCCATAACAGCCTTAGCCTGCACATATTTGTTATACGAGCTTAAATATCTTTCTGCATATTCTTTAAACTGTTTATCAAAAGCTCCCTGAACTGCTTCATCAAGAGCTTCAATGGGAACCATCTCAGGTTTATTTTCTTGAAGCTCATTTAATTCTTTATCAATTTCACTTTCTAAAGTTTCGTTTATAGATGTCATGGTTTTTCTCCTTTTAATTTAAGATGCGAAAACAAAGGCTTTTTTAGAGCCGTAAATAGGACTGTTTTGGCCTTCAAACAACAAGCCATAAAGAATTTTTAGGTTTTTTCTTGGTTTAACCACCTTAAAAGAAACTATTGTCCCGGAAACTTTGGTGGAGCCTTCTGTACCTGCAAGAAACACAGGGGTTCCTTTGTTTTGTTTCAGCTTTTCTAATCTCTTTTCTTGGTATTTAGACAGCTTCATTTTTAGGCCCCCTTCTTTCCTATTTTTAATAAATCTAGTAAATCTCCTTTAGTAACTTTTCCGGGGATAACTGTGTATTCTTGCTCTTGATTATCTTGAGTAACTTCATTGACAGCCTGAAGCTTATTTTTAAGATTCTTTTCCCAATATTCATCGATTGTACTTTTTGCAATAAGATGTATTATCGTCAGTCGATCTTTCATTCCTATTCTGTGGCAACGATCTTCCGCCTGTGTGATACCTGAAGAGGAAATGAAGCACTTATCAAAAAAAATCTCATAACTGGCAGCATGAAGAGTCATGCCAACTCCGCAACTTTGAATTTGGCCGACAAAAACTTTTGTGTTTTCGTCTGTTTGGAAGCGGTCAATAATTTCTGGCCGCATACTTGTAGGGACTTGCCCATTAATATAAACAGCTCCGTATTTTTCTTTATATCTTTTGGTTAAGTGGGTTACTACTTCAACAAACCGGGACCATACAACCGCCTTGTGTCCGCTATTTATTATTTGCTCCAGAAGATCATCAAGCTCGGCTACTTTTCCACTATTTTTAATCCAATAAGTTTTGCTTTTATCAGCAAAATCAGTTAAATAGCCATCTGTAATCTGTGAAAGTCGCAACATTTTTGCCAAAATGCCCTTGGCCGTTGCTTCTATTTGGCTTTCGTCTAGTTTGGCAACCATTACATAACATTCCAGACGCATTTTTTCGTAACATTTCCATTGCTCTACAGTCATTTGAATTTGTCGGTTTTCATAAAGTTTAGGTGGCAAATCAAGAACTTCTTTTTTTGTGCGCCTATAAGAAATAAGCCCTAATGTGGCTCTAAGTTGAGCAAGATTTTTATAGCCTGCAATTACATTGCGCTGGATTACCCTGCCTTTTGATTTAAGAGGGATAGTGCGCTCTATACAATACTGGTCTTTAAATTTAGTGTAGCTCCCGGAAAAAATTAAAGGGCAGACATATTCAGCTAAAGCAAAAATATCTTCGATTTTATTGTCGAATGGAGTTCCGGTCATACTTATTAGATACTTAGGATTAATTTTGAAAATCGCTTTAGTTCTTTGAGATAATCTGTTTTTCATGTAGTGAGATTCATCGATAATAAGCATCTGGTCATCAGCGAATTGCTTTATGAGATCCAGGTATTTGTAGGTCATCTCATAGTTGATAACCATAAAATGATAAGCTTCATTAGAAGCATTAAGATCCATAAATTGCTTGATTAGCTTTTCTCGCTTGATCTTCGTGCCGTCTGGCACACAAATCCCCAGCCCTGTCCGGCTTTTTATTTCATTTGCCCATACAGTAACCCTGATAGAATTTGGGCAGATAATTAGGCAGCGTTTGTTTTTATTGAAAATTTTACGGTACAAGGCCGACCGAAGAGCTACTATGGTTTTACCTAGTCCCATTTCATCCAAACAAAGTACCCTTGTAAATAACTCGTTAATACGGGAAGAAACTTTTTGATGAGGAAAAAGTTTAATATCAATAAGCCCAACATCTTTTAATGGAGCATCTTCTTTTATGTCCTTTGATAGCTTAAGATCCCAGAAGTTGCTTAACTGTTTGGACTTACTGGTTAGGTGCTTTTTCAGCCTCACATCTATCTGCATATGGGGGACAATTTTTTCAAGGTGTTTTGCGATAGTTGGGAAAATTGGAAATTCAAAATATCTTGTTTTGTCGTTATACTTTATAGGTATTGATTTAGAGCAATTCCTTAATTGAGCAGCCGTTCCACAATATACAAGTCGGTTTTGCTCCATTGTTAAAAGAGACTCTTCAAAAGGTCGGCCAGGCTTATTCATAGACTCGCCTTCCAGCTTTTGATAGTGCTTGAAATAGATTTTTCGTCAATTTGTGAAATTAAAGCGTTTATGATTTTATTGAATGAAGAGTTATTGTCGTATTTGATTTTTCTTAACTTATTGAAGTTGTTTTTTGTAAATCTGAGTTTTGTTGAATGAGGAAAATTATTTATCTTGTTTTTAGGCATAGCCAACATTATGGCGTAATAGCCTAATTACTACATTTTAGTTTTTGGCACATCAAAATTAGGCACAAAACCCCGGAAAAGGTTTAAAAAAAAGTTGGTGCTGTGCTACCATTATCTTAAGTTAAATGAAGGGAGTTTTTTCAATGAAAAAATATTTTATCTCAGCATTATTAATGCTTTTTATGTTTACTACCACTGTGTTTTGTGTAGGCTCGACCTATGTAAAAGGCTATACTCGCAAAAATGGCACATATGTAAACGGATACTATAGAACTAAATCAAACAACACCGTAAAAGATAATTTCAGCTATTCTGGGAACTATAATACTTACACAGGGAAAACCGGAACCAATAAATATAAAACAAAGAAATCAAGCGATTATTACAGCTACCCTTCGTACTCTTATTAGGCGTTAATTTTGTCAGATAAGGTACAAAAAACTGAGGCAACTATAGAAAAAATCATCTCTATAATTGAGACAGATGGGAAATTTGTAATAAAGGATCCTCAAGTATTAAATCCTGAAAATCAAGGAACTTACATAAAAAACATTTTAGCAAACGTAGGTGGCTGGTTAACTAGGTATAGGCCCGAACTAAACAAAAATTTGTTAGCTGTTAAAGACGGGGATCACGTCTCATTAATCTTTGAAGATATATAAGTTAAAAACCAAAGGTTCTATAGCTGGCAGCTCCAGCCATTTGGTTGCTGGCTTTAACATACCTGATTATACTTTGAATGTTTTTTTGCCCTAACATTTTCTGTACGGTTGCATCGTTTTCGCCTGCCAGAATTAGTCTGGTAGCAAACAGATGTCTAAAATGATGGGGTGTCAGCTTCGGGATATTGTACCCCATTTTATTAAGGTCTTTTTGTATCTCGTTAATCCAAGTTTGAATTGCCCTAGATCTATTTTTTCTATGAAAGGCTTTACTAAAGTTTGCAGTTGATAAAGGCAGTTCCCCGTTTTTTATTTTTAATTGAGCATGATAAAGCATTTCATCCACTGCTTTTTTTGTTTCTTTTGATATAGGTAGCCAGCGAGCTAAGGGAGATCCATCTCGTTTTTTAGAATTATATATTTTCACTTGCCATTGTTTGTGCTTTCTCTTGTCTATCATAATTTCGTATCTGTCAAAATCATTTGCAGTAATTCCAGCAATTTCCCCAACTCTAGCCCCTGTATCAATCATTAACCTAATAATTGCCTTGCGTTGTAAAGCATGGAAGAAAAGGCTTGTGACATTCATGCTGGCCGGTATTTTAGTTGTAACTGTCTTAACCAGCTCATCTAATATATTATTTATTTCCCTTAAATGTTCTTCAGTAATATACATTTCCTTCTCTGCGTATGGTTCTTCTTCTTGAAAGTCCAGCGGGATAGGGGATTTTTCTACAATCTCCAACTCTTGTGTCCAATATTTGAAAATAGATTTTATTGAAGCTAAATAAGCATTCACGCTTGAAGGTTTATGGTTAAGCTTATGTGATAGAGTGTCTTTTAGTTGAACCAACTCATCTTTGGTTACAGAAACATATGCTGCCCCCTTTTTCTCCATCAACTTTTTCCCTAATAGATCTTCTACTTTATTCAAATGCAATAAATATGATTTGATCGTATGTCGTCTTGTAGATTTGTTTGGCTGCTTCCATATAAAAAACTTTTTATAGTGTTCAGGTAACTTTTCAATCCTTGTTTCTATATCATTATGTAATTTTAATTCAGTATTCAATTTAAACCTCCTTGTTTCTCGCATAATAATGCATAATTAGTGTATTTGTCAATGTATATATATTTATTTATGCGAGATTATGAGTTTAAAAAATATATGGCTGATTCTATTTATTAAAATCTAATAATTCCGAAATGCTCATACCAAAAAACTTTGCTATCTTTACTACTGTGCTCATTTTAGGGTCTACTTTTCCCGTCTCAATACACCATAAGGTACTTCTTGCTACGTCTATTTTCTTTGCTAATTCCTCAGTAACTAACCCTTCCTTTTTCTTTAAAGTAGTAATTTTACTTCCGAGTTTTTTCATAATCCTTTTTTGATCCATTTCTCCCATCATTTCCCTCTTTGAACTTATTTCCTTGCTTTGGCTCATTATATTCAGGATTGCTCATTTAGCCTGTCTCTCATCTTTTTTGCTATATTAAACTTCAATGTTGTTGCCGGATCCTTTTTAATTTTATCACCTGTTTTGGGGTTCCTATAAGTTCTCCCTGGTCTTTCTTTCCGTTTTATTGTCCCAAAATTCTTTATTTCAAAATTACACCCCTCTAATAAACATTCTATCATTTCATCGAAAACCCCCTTAATTATTTCTAGTCTTTGGGCATTTGTAACCGAAGACCTGTTTGTTAATGGATATTTTTTAGGATGCCTGCACATCCTTGTGAGGATATCTTTAAGATACTTAGTCTTCATTCTTATCACAGCACCTTATTTTCGCAGCATCTTTTTCACAACATCTTGTACGAACTACACCTTTATTTTTCTTAAGCCTTAGCTCAAGGGCATATTTAATAACAGGGTATACTAGCTCTTCCCTTTTTTTGAATATTTCTCCAATAAGCCCCACCTTAATATCCGCTAATTCCTGCTCAGATAGCCCTCCTGGATACCCCAGCTTATTTGCCATTAGTTTTATTTGAAGATCGCTGATTCCAAATTCATTATTCATTTTTATTCTCCCTCATTATTATAGAATACATTGCATTATAAGCCGAATGTAATGTTACTTATAGCCTTATGCCATATGGTTATTTTACATTTCTACATTATACAACATATTGTTTATTTGTTTGATGCATCAAACAGTGATACAATGCTAAAATAGTGATATAATGATGTCATTATGGAAGGCTATTATATGAAAAAAATCTTATTTTACATTTACTTTTTAATCGTATTGTTATGGTCAATAGTTTACGGAGCGATAATTGGTTTTTTAGGTGGCTTTGTTTCTTGGTACAAAAACATGGCTCGCTGTATACGTGATTCTCTTATGAACAGAAAATCATATCCTCAAGCTAGTTTCCACAAACATATGGCTTATTATCTAAACGCCATTGGCAATGAATACGAAAAAACACGGGTTGAAAAAGAGTATAAAGCCGGTCAAAGAAAGCCCTCTCATCCGTTTGTAGAGGCTTTTACTGTTTTCGCTATCTATCTTCCTTTAATTGTGTATTTTCCAATTAAAGGTTTCTTTTTAGGCCCTTATCATGTTCTTGGGCATTGTCTTGATTATTGGGACAATAAATTTGAAAAAGGAGGCATAAATGAAAAAAGGTAAACCTTTAATTTTAGCTATTGATGATGAGGTGGGCGTTACAAACTTGATAAAAAATACTGTTGAGGATCGTTTAGGATGGAATATCATTACCGCTAACGGCGGAAAAGAAGGCTTGAAAACATTAAAAAAACATAAAACCTGGGTTGGTATAGGACCAAATAAAATTGATTGTGTAATTTTAGACATAAAAATGCCTGACCTGGATGGGCTTGATATGCTCAGGGAGTGGCGCAAATCTGAAGGCTTTTATGAAGAAATGAGTGTTATTATACTAAGTGCTTACGAAGATCAAAAAAAATGGGCTAAAGCTACTAGCCCCATTGTGGGGGGTGCAGTAGGGTATCTTAAAAAACCATTTAACCCAGACGAATTAGTAGATGTTTTAGAAAAGGTTGTCATCAAAAAGCATGGTGAATACATGAAAGATGATCTAAGAGAAAAATCTTATGTCAGACGCAAAGAACTAGAAGACGAATCTAAATAATCAAGAGATAGCAGCTAATCTTAACTGCCCTGGGGAATATCTATGTGGAACCTTATTGTAATTGAAAACTTTAGTCTAGCTGAAAATATTATAGTTGATAATTTTGAAAGGGCTGGGGAACTATTTGTCGATTTAGCAAAAAAATATGTGCCCTATAGCCACAAATATACTGATGATAATTTTCAAAGCATGATATCAAGCAAGCAAGCTTTATTTGGACCTACTTCAAATAAACCAGTGTCTATATATATCAATAAACCCCAGACGCTTACAGAGGCTAAATAGCCTCCACTGTCGGAAAAAGCACAGTAAAAGTTGTGCCTTCCCCTTCTATACTATTTAAAGTGATCCTGGCTTGGTGCTCAGTCACTAATCTATGAACTATCGACAAACCTAAGCCTCTGCCTTTTGTTACATGTCTTGAGCGATGTATTTCCCATACTTTTTGTTGATCTTCTTCCGGGATTCCTATTCCGGTGTCTTTTATCTCAATGCAAGCTTCTTGATTTTGCAGGGAGGTTTTAATTTGAAGCTTTCCTCCTTTAGGCATTGCTTCATCGGCATTACGAATTAGATTTATGAAAATGCGTTCAATATCATTATTAACACCGAATACATATATCTCTTCTTCATTAAAATTCTTAATCACCTTAACCTCGTGTACAAACGTATATAGATCAAGTGCTTGCTGGATAATTTCATTTATTCCTTGGGGATCTCTTTTCCGCTTTCTTTCACTAATGCTGCCTGGAGTAAGCCTTAATGTTGTGCCAACTATATCGTTCATCCTCTCTCCATTTTTTAGCATATCATCTAACTCTTCTTTTAAGTTCGAAATAGGCTTTTGTCCTTTAATTTTATAAAGTAAGGTGTGAATAGCTCCAATTAGCATAGTTAAAGGGGTTCTGATCTCGTGGTTATACTCTTGAATAGTATAAGCGAAGTCCTCATTTTTTTTGGCTTGAATTTCCATCATTTTAGCTTCATATACTCGCTCTCTATCTTCTGCGTACTCCTGCTTGATTTCCTCATATGGCCGGAGTCTATCTAAAATCACTTTTGTAAAATTTATAATGGTTTGAAACAAACCTATATCTTTATTCGTGTAAGCGGCCTCTGATACTTTTTGTCCAACAATAAGCAGCCCGTCAAATAAATTGGGAGGAGAGTATAAGGGAATTAGAATGCTAAATCTATTAATATAATATTTTTTTAGTTCGCCCTGCGCTTCCTTATCTAGCTTACTGAATTTTATTGGCTTATATTTATTATGAAAATATTTGATAACCGGATTATCTGGGTCCATACTTGCAACTTCTATCATATCCTTGTCATATAAATGAAAAATATTGTTGGTTCTTTCAGTCCCTTTTTCCAAAACTAATAAATGACTATCTTTGGTTTTGATAATTGCTTCTATGGCTTTGATTAAAATTTTAAAAATACCTTCTCTTTCATAAACACCGGTAATATCTTTTGTTATTTCATCTATAACCTTATTAGGCTCATAATCGTCTGACACAAATTTCTCTTCTAATCCAGTCTGAAGCTTTCCTCTTACTCTAGGAGCTACCAATGCACACAGTAAACAATAAAACAGATTAAACCATACTTTTATATTCGGCTCTTTAATATGTAGGTTCATTAGCAAAAAAATAAATATTACAGAGGCATAGGTTAACCCATAAGCAAGCGTTCGACTAATAACAATCTGAATTTGAAATAGTTCACTTTTAGTAATGCTATATGCAATGGTACAAACATAAAGAACCAAGAATATATTATCTAATCTTGGAGTATTTGGAGAAATTCCCATTGCAATAGAATATAAAAGTGCTGCACATATAATACTAACCGCAGCAAAAAGATAATAATTCATCTGCGCCCTTAATTTCCCTCTGCTTTTTCTTCTTCGGCGTATTACAAACACAAAACTAAGCAATACTGCCATCAGGTTATAACTACTAAAGACGTGATAAGCCAGTGTCGTTGTCGTGCTCAACTCCCCTAACGTTTTAACTGTGGCTGATTGAAAATAAAACGCTGGTATCGCTAAGTTCAATACCATCAATAATATAGATCCAGTATATAATAATGGGACTATACCCTTGGGAGGCTTAGTCTTTGTGAATAAGAATATAAAATGTAATAACGTAGATGCAGAAAAAGGTGTTATTACATACGCTGCTCTTAACAATTCTCTTGGAGCAATATTGTTAACCACTGGCGTATAATAAAAGTAATCGCCAAATATTCCGGCAGATAGCGTTAATAAAAACCCTGCAAATACTCTATTAATTAAGCTTCTTTTGCCCTTGATAAAAATAAATGATGCCAGCCAAGTAGAGATAACGAAAGCCACGAGCGAAGATAAATAGAAACTGTCTACGGAAAAACGAGACATATACATCACAAAGCCGACCCCCGCTACTAATAGCCCATATGTGAGCAGACGGCCAACAAGGAGTTTTATGTTTAATAGCTCTCTTCTAGTAATACTATAAACAATAATTAAAACATATATACTTAAAAACACATTATCCAGGCGAGGAAAGCCCGGAAAGAAACCAACCGCTATTGCATACAATATTACAGCTATAAAAATAATAACGTTTGCAAACAAATAATAGTTTAGTTGCTCTCTAAAATGCCCTGCGCTGCGCTTTCTTGCTTTAATAACAAAATACAGACTTAGAGTTGCCCCCCCGAAGATATATATAGCAAATAAATAAAATCCTATGGACGGGGTTGTCTTAAGAAGATGTGTCGCCGTTAAAGAAACTTCACTAAAAATAAATTTAGGAAATAGCACATTTAACACCGATAACACCAATGAACTTAAATATATAGTCGAGAGTACGTGTTTTTTTGGTTTAATTTTTGTAAACAAGAAAATAAAATGTACCCATAAAGCCGGAGAAAACGGCACAATGGCGAAAATGCCCCGCAATATATTGGGTATAAAAGAAGAGTTAATTATTGGAATTCTGTAATAAAAATCACCAAAGATGCCTACGGCCAAGATTAAAACAAACAAGCCTAATACTTTGTGGGTGCTTCGTTGCTTGTCCTCAAAATACACAAAGACGGCCAAAAATAATGTGAGAAAAAAAGCAGCTATCGAAGACCAGTAAAATATATCCAAGGTTAAACCTTTACAAGGTTTCTCTCTTTTATTTTAAACCTCTTTTTAATTTTTTCTATCGAGGACCCTTCTTCTTGAAGAATTTTGGGCAAATGATAGGCAACTCGCTCAACAAATTTTTCAATGTCCGCATCTGTAAGATGATTAGTCATTGTTGTCCTAAGACCACTTTTTTGTTTGGATACAGCCGGATATACTGCACAATTAGTGTAAATGCCATCTTCAAACAATTTATGAAAAAGGATCCCAAGGGATTTTGGGGATCCCACACAAATAAAGGATATGGGGGTTTGGCGATCTCCAAAAACCGGAATATCATATTTATCAAACAATCTATTTCTTAGATCAATCTTTGATCTAAGCTTATCTTGAAGCACATAAATTTCTTTTGATAAATGAATATCGGCAGAAGCCAAACATGCTCCTAAGTTGGCCGGTTGAATTGGTCCCCCAAAAATCATTGTCTGACCAAAATTGCTTATAACATTATAAAGTTCTGGATCTTCTATAACCAAGGATCCTCCGGCCCCAGCAAACGCCTTGTTGTTAGAAACAGCGACTATGGTCTTCCTTAAGCTTTTCAGGCAGCTTAACGCATGACCTTTCCCATTTTTTCCTCGCCAGCTTGTTCCGTGAGCATCATCTATATAAAGATATAAATTGTCATATTTATCTCGCAACTTTTCTAGCTCGGCAATAGGGGCTAGATCTCCATACATTGAGTAAACCCCATCAAGAAAATACCAAATTTTTCTATGTTCATTTTTCAATTTCTGGATTTTATCTTCAAGAGCCTCGATATTGTTGTGAGGCATTATAAAAAAAGGTGTCCCCTGCGCTGCGGCTAATTGAGTGCCCATTTGTACAGAGTTGTGAACTTGTTGGTCTAACAAAAAAACGTCGTGTTCATCAGCTATCAATGGAATGCTAGATGCATGAGCCAAGGTTGTCGTTGGGGCTAACACAACGTTACTTCCAAATATTTTTGTGTATTTTTCTTTCAGTTCTTTATATAAACCTAATGACAGATAAGTAATGGACGAAGAGTATTGAGTGCCGTATCTCTGTATTGCCTCTATCGCTCCTTCTTTTAGCTTTGGGTGGTGCTCTAAGCCCAAATAACTACAAGACCCAAAATTGAGAACCTTTTGCCCTTTAATGTGTATTTCTCGGCCATCTAGCGCAAAGTCTTCTGTGTAGAGATGATGAAAAGACATCCCTGAAGATGTCTCGCTCCATATTTCGTCTATTTTTTCAATAAAAGCTTTATTTTTAGGCTCTGGAAAAACTTTAGCCGGGTAATCCTGGATAATCTCAACCCTATCTCCTGGTTCTTTTTTGGTAACAGTAAAAACAAGGTCGTTAGCATTGATAATTTGTGGGGTTTCTTTTGTTTTTTGGACATCCTCAACTAGATTTGTGATTTCGTTTTCAAGAATATAATTTTTATCTTTATCTTGAATACCGGTCGTTGGTTCAAATACTTCTTTTTTTACCTCTGGGAATAAACCAGCAACATCTTCGCCATCAAGATCTAATCTGTCTTCATGCGGGATAATATTTGTATCGGTTACATTTCTTCCGAGGGATAGTTTTCCAGGGTGACTTTCAGGAAGGTCTAGTTCTTTGTGTTCTAAACCATCTTTTGTGATAAAATTAGCAGAGAGAAGCGTTTCTTTTTCTTTTGTTTTCTTTTTTAATTTATTCATCTTCTGGCTCCCTATTTTGCTACCCCTTATTTCGGGTATAAGGTATTTACTGACTTATATAAGCTCCCCTCCCACATTATTCAACTGCTATTAAATCATACTGGTGACGCATCCTATAAAGCATACAAACAATACGGTCAATATACTTTATACTGTACCATTTTTAAAAGAATTTTTGAATTCAAAAGATTAAAGACGTGTTTAGGTTTGACTAATTTACGGAAATGGTCGAAAAAGCTGTGGTTAAATATCTCGGAGGCAATGGAGCTGCAAACGGTTTTTGTTCTGTAGCTGAATAAAAAACATTCTTAGGTAAATTCCCCAAGGATGCTTTTAGTGCTATGGGCAAAAATATTCCCCAGCCTTTGTTTAAATCTACTTTTTTGCCCAGTCGCTGACTTAACTTTTCCGCAAGCTTTTCAAAAGGGGTTGCTATCATTTTCTTTTGTGGCATATATATCTCCTCTCATCTCTACTCAATATAGATGTATTACCCACTTTATCCCGATAATAAACATATTCCGAATAAATTGTGTTAAGGACTCTTTTCATTATATCAATTTTATAAGGAGCAAAGACATAAAAAGTGTCTAAAGAACTGGTGTCTTTCAGCTCCTTTATTCTGTTCTGAAGGTATTTGTTAAGCCTGCGTCTTTGAATTATTGAGGCTGGTATCACTGGCTGAGAAATTAAGGCTCTTTTCCAGGTTGGAAATAATCGCTCGTTCTTATTATCACGAAAATACCAGGTGTTTATACCTACAGCATATTCAGGGTTGTTTGATATCTCAAGACAAGCCACAATGTATTCATGGGAATAACGGAGGGCATTTTTAAAATCTCGTTTTTCAAAATGGAACATCCGCACCATTTCATCTTTTAAACTATGTTGCTTCCCGTTCTTATATTGAATAATTTGTATGTTGTCTGTTTTTATTTCTTTCATACGTCCCTTACTGCCCTAAATTACCCTTGTTTGTTTGACGCATCAAACATTATATTAGTATATCAAAAAAGTGATTTTATTTCTCGTTTATCTTCTGCAATTTCCCTAAAAGCTCATTTTTTATATTATACATCAAATAATATTTTTATCTTGGTGCTTCCTGATGAATTTTTCGCTCAAATATAATTGAAACCTCTTGTAAGAGTTGGTTTATATCCCCTAAATTTTCTTCTGGGTATTTATATGTGTTTTCTTTATTTTTAGCCCTTAGAAATAGGTAAACGTCTCTCAATGCCCTTTCCATTTTATTGTTGTAATCTTTAAAATCTTGGACAGTCGCTATTTTTTCATTTTTATCTGACACCTGTTCAGTGCTCACAACATCACAACCACTAACTTCCTCTACAGAAAATGCATTACGCCCCTTGCCGTTATCCCACTTCTTTTCTACTATTTCTCCGGCCTCAAATTCCCCAGCAGCTTTTACAGCAATACTATAATGATGCTGTTCAGCAATCGTTACTTTGTAGTTTTTCATCCCATTACTCCTTTTAAAAAGTTCCCTATTTGTGTCCCTTACTTAAGCTCATTATCGTACTACAATCTTTAATTATGTATAAGATAAAAGTTAAAGAGGTTCGCCTCAAATTAGGTTTGACTCAAGAAGAATTTGCCCAAAAGTTCCACATCTCCTTAAGCTATTATAAAAAAATCGAATCCGGCGCAAGAGTACCAAGTATCAACTGGCTTGATCGTGTCGCCGAAAAACTAAATGTTCCTTTTACCGACCTCCTTTCATAAGATAAAGATTAGCCCAGTGTTCTACTAAGCTGTCATATATACTGAGCTAGTATATGTAACCGTTATCACCTTGCTTATTAGCTCCATAATTAGGCGTTCTCTTTCCTTGCTCTATATTCAAGTATACTGCCGCTGTATACTTTTGTCTACTGCGCTAGTATATAGATATGGGTATACTGAGTATATATAACTTGTGCTGAAATCAAAATATAGTTATTATTAGTAATATAATGAGCTTTGCTGAATTACTCGCTAAACATAGAAAAGAAAAGAAAATGACCCAACAAAGCTTGCTAGATGGGCTGGGGAACATTTCTGCTCGCTGCTATATCTCAAACATAGAAACAGGCAAACATATCGCTCCACCAGTAGATAAAGTTCGGACGTTGGCTAAACTTCTTAATTTAACAGATGAAGAAGCCTATGATTTTGCTCTGGCTGCTTTCGAAGAAAGAAACAAAGAGCCTGGGCTACTTAAGTACATAGAAGAAATATCTGCGCACTTAAATAAAAATTACTGGAAATACCACTTTTTAACATCTACAGCAAAAGATGAAATTTTGGATAGCTTTTTTGAAAACGAGCTAAAAGGGTTTATAACTCTTGATTTAAGAGATCACTTGGTTACGCCTGCTGCAATTCAGGCCAATATAAGTCTTACGCAGCTAGAAGAGCGAGAGAAAGTAGCTATGTACAAAATCATTGATAAACTTAAAGATAAGCCCGAAAAAATCGAGGGCGTTTTAAACCTGGTGTTTAATTTACTATAAATTCTGGTCTAGTAGGGTAACGGACAGCTTCTTTTTTCACCTTTGTATAGAAAACAAAAAACAATTCATTGATAGCTTCTTTTACAATAGTTCTGTCCCTCTTGCCTTCAATGCCTTGTAAAAGATCGGTTTCGGAAATATAGGAAGTGCCAAATACAAGAAAACTTGTAACTGTAGCTGCTTCGATTGTATTTATGACTTCCTTACAAGCGGTTAACATTCTCCACCCCCGTTAAAATCTACTTCATATATAGTTATCGTATAAACAACCCAATAAATTTCATTTTTTTACATTTTTACTGCTTTTTTACCTATTGTGCTGCTTATAGGGTCAGACATTATACACCATTTTTTCCTGTTTATCTATACCCTAGCTTCGATTGTGCGTAATGCTGCCTAATATCCTCGTCCATTTCCTGTTCTGTATCATAGCCACCCAAGACATCGTAGTGGTCAAAATCTTTGTTTGGATGTTGGGCTAGTCTGTTTGCTATTTCCCAAGCTTCCTCGTGAGTTGTTCTGACTGTTCTTAAAACCCTAAACTCTCTATCACCTGAAAATATAATGTGTAGTTTGTTCATAGTTTATTGCCCCTTTCCACTGTACATTAATTTTGCCACCGAAATATCGGGGTTCTGTTCTTCAAACCAATGCCAAATATCCTCTCTATCTGTTCCAACCTCAAAATCTAAAAAAGATTCTTCAATTTTTCCATCATCATTTACCGGAACATCTCCTAATTTTTCCCATAATACCTCTAAGTTCTTTTTTTGCCACAACTTTTTTAATGTATCCATTAAGCCATATGAATTATTTACTTTTCGCTTGGCTTCTTTGAGGGCCTTGTTGATTAATTCTTCCCCAACAACCCTATAATCACAAAACGAACAGCCATGCAAAATACGTCCGTCACAAGTTCTGCACGAAGATACAAACCAAATAAGTCTTCCTGACGGCTTAATGTTATTCGCTTTTTCAAAGTCTACTTCAACCAACGCTGTGGATTCCCAATCAATCGCCATCAACCTATCATTACACTTACAAGTATGATATTTATTTGCTAATTCTTTTTGCTTACTCACTGTTTTTGCTCCCTTCTTTATTTTTATAATTGGGCAACATCATGCATCCCTACATCGGGGCTTTGGGTATCGTTCCAATCGCCAACTTCGCACCAATCCTCGGATGCCTTATCAAGAGCCTCTTCTTTTGTTTTAGCCTCAAATTGCTTAGTGTAATATCTTGTTTCGGCATAAGTTACTGAAAATGTTTGTTGTTCTGACATAATATTTCCTCCTAATTATTATCAAATGATTCAATGGTATATTTGTCCCAAACCGTTCTAACCCCTTCGTCATTATCAAGAATTCCCCTTGTGTTGCCTCGCTCTCGCAGCCTAACTATTTCTTCCAATGCCTCAATTGGTGTTTCAACTAATTCTTTGGTTGCCATGTTAATTCTCTCCTTGCTCATAATTTTCTAAAAACCGACAGCTACCCTTTAGCCCATAGCAATCTGTTCTATGGTATTTATGCCATTTGTGTTCGGGTGTCGGTTTTTTTTCGCAATAAGTACCAGCCCCATCAATTAGTACGTGCTTACATCTTGGCTCGCCCTTGATTGTTTTCTCTGTCATTTTTTGCATTAAATCACCTCCTCAATAGCGAACTCAACCGTATCCCAACCTATGCCTATGCTCACATCGCCCTTATTTAGCATATAATCCAGCACATCGCTACACTGCTTATCTGTCAGGGTTTCTGGCAAATCTTTGTCGTCCTCTCTCATTTCTTCGTGCTTTTGTCGTACATCATCGTGATTAAATCCAAAGGCTTTTGTTCTGATTCTTGTTGATTGGTCAAAATCAAAATCAATGCTATTAACCAAATACATTTGATCCGTATCGCCCTTTACTTTAATTGCCATGTTATAAAAATCCCCAAACTCACCCAATTCGTCCGGCTGTATTGCCTCAAAGGTGCTATTCATTAACTCTGCCGGCAAAGCTCCGGCGTTTGTTGCTGGCCGGTCGCCTTGCTCTCTTAAATCCTTTCTTACTGTTGCTTCAATCATTTGCTTTACTCCTCTCTATTAAAATCATAATAATAATCTGACTCGTTTTCACAGCCTTCAACCCCACAAATCCCTTGCCCTGCATCATCTAAGTTTTTTAATTTGTGTTTATTAGCGCATTTGGTACATACCTGCGTCCACGTATCCGTATCGTAATTTTGCCCCTGTTCTTGTGGTGTCCAATCGTCAAAAATCAAGCCACTAACTTTATCGTTACATTTATTCATTCGACTCAAGCCCCCTTTCACTAGAATAATTCTCAATATAGACTCTCAAAACATCCCAATTAACACCTATTGTTGCATCATGTCGCATGTCGATTTCCTGTAAGATTTCCTTGGCCTGTTCCTTTGTTAGTTTGATGCCCATTTCTTTTGCTTCTCCTAAAATATCTTCAAAACCCCAAAAAATAGCGATCGATTCCCCTTTTCTGATTCTTTCTAGTCTTTCTTTGTCCATAACTACCCACCTGCCCTTTGAATTAATGTCTCTAGTGTCCACCCACAAACGCACATCATAGCTTCATCAATAGCCTTCCTGTCCTGCTCTGTTCCGTTCTCATAAAGAGACTGTAACCTATTTGATTGGTCTGTATCATCTGACAATATTTCTTCTGTTATTGTCGCTATTAAACTCATAATTTCAGCTCCCTTCTTATTTTAAAATGGACAAGGATTACCCAAGGCTTCATTAACAACTTTTGAAGCTTCAAAGCACTCATCACCCCACGTTATTTTTTCGCCCTGCTTTATTCGTTTTAATAATTGCGTTAAGCACTCAAGCATCTGCGGAGCCATTGCTATTAATTGTGCGTTTGCCATAACTTCGGCCTGTGTTAGCTCTCTGGTCTTTTCATAGTGCCTATACCTGCTCGGCCAATCAGTGTTACAAGTTGCTATTCTGTTCAGGTTGTCACCCCCTTGTTTTTTACAAACAATAACAACCTCTTCACCTTGCGTAATTACCTCCCATTTCCCTTGAGTATGCTTTTTATCCACTGCCTTACCTCCCTTTATATAATTTCTTCAATTTCCGTGGGATCTACAACAAACCTCTTAATCCCCATAAAAGTTACATATACACACCCATTTTCTTTGACTCCTGTTATCGGTGCTTTACTAGCATAATCACTTTTACAAATACATTTCATTTTAAATACTAATGTCTTGCCTTTTTTGGCTTGTTCTAAAATTGTCTTTGTATTCATCTTTCTTGCTCCCCTTTTTCTAATTAGCTTCTAATACTTCATATACAGTAAAGTTTGTTTTTGCTCTCATCCGAATTTTTAAGCCTGTTCTGATCTGAACCTCTAATGACATCAAATCTTTTGGGCTTACTTCGGATTCAAAGACCACCTTATTACTTTTAACAATTTCCTTGAAATACCTCTTTATTTCTTTGTCTATGGCTGCTTGTTTCTTAGTTTTCTTGTATGTAAATTGTTTTGCATACTTCAATTTCGCATCACGACAAAGATATTCAGGATATTTTTTATGCTCTTTAGTTCCGTAAGAATAATGACAAGAGCATTTCGTACAGTCTGCAAGATCGCTGCCTCTTTTAATTCCATCGGCTTTTAACGCTTTCTTTGCCTGAGCTACTGTATTAAACCAAATAGTGCCACAGCCTTGACCGTTTTCTATGTATACATTTGCTCCATAAACATTTGTGTCTCTGCTTACTGTTCCGTATTCCGTTTCATAATCTATGAAAGCCATTAAACACACCCCCCTAACAAAACTTTTACGCCTTCAAAATTCTGCGTGACGTGTCTTGGTGTTAAGCCTAATCTGTTCGTATATAATTCAGGGATGATATTTCCGTGTGTTTTAATCAGCTCTTCAACTTCTTTTTTCTGTTCCGGTGATAAATCATATAACCGCTCTACTTCTTCTGGTGTGTTAATTGCTAGATATGGCTTTTCGGTAGAGTTCAAAATATCTGTTGTATATCCACTATTAAAGCAAGTGTATTTTGACTTTGTTATAGTTACCTCTGGATTTTTTGATTCACCCTTAACAAAGGCTTGCGGGTCAATGTCTTTCCAGCCCTCCCATATTAAAAATACCTTATGACTTCCGTACATTCTAAACCCTCTTAAATTACGCTTACCCTTGGGTTTATGTATAATCGTTAATGCTTCCCTGTATTGTGCATAGCTCCCCATTTCAACCTTGTTTAAAACTGTATGAATAATGCACGGAAAACCAAAGTCATTCATTATATAAATTGTAATCTTGTTATCAATTAACTTGCTTAATTTGTCTTTAATATCTTGGTATTTGCTCATGATTTCTTTCCTTTCGCTTAAAAATGTGGGGAGATAAAGCCCCACATTTTTATTTGATTCTTTGGAACGGCTATTTTATACTTTGTATTCTATAGAGCCATTCATTAAGGTGCTTGGCTTTCTGCCCTTGGGTGTCTGTGCTTGCTGGTGCGAACACCCCAGGGCTTACTTGTACCATTTCAATTACCATTAACTTTTTCACCGCCTTTCGTTTTAAATTTTAAAATACTGCGTTGTCGGATTACCGTTAAAATATCGCCTACAGGACAAAAAACCGCTTCAAATGGTCTGTTCTCGTTTGCGTACTCTATAGTTAGTCGGGCTACTGTGTGGTCGTCAAAATAAACTCTGCTTTCGTGCTTACTGGTGTAAACTTTGTCCACCTGTTCACCGCCTTTCACTCCTTTGTTTTTTTGCTTTATTTATAAACCAATCACCGCTTAAATCTAGGTGATTTACTACCCAATGCCTTGCCTCAACAAAGTTTTTTGCATAAAAATAGTGCTTTGTTTTAAGTTTTTCACTCTGTGCGTAAAATTTCATTTTTCACCGCCTTTCTATCCAAACATTGAATATGTGATAATTGCCTGTTGTGTTTCTATTGAAAAACCAGAAGCTAAATTGCCTTCCTGCGCTATTTTTAAAGCCTCGCTATAGTCTTTAATTTTCCAATCAATTAAGGTTTTGCTATAGCCTTTTACACCCTCATGAACCATAGCAGGGATATAATGCCCTTCTTTGTCTGCTTCGCTTTGTACTATGTGTAAAATGACTTTTTGAGTATCTACATTGCCCGATCTAATTCGCTTCAATTCCTGTTCATATTTTTTTTTATTCATAGCTTGCCCCTTTTATTCGTCTATATGTTTATTTTCATTAAACACCGTTGCTATTTCCTCTCTAGTTATTCCGTATTGCTCTAAAGCATCACAACAAGGATCAATATCATAGCTATAAAAACATTCATAATTGCCCAACTCACGCAATATAATATTTTTTTTGCCATTTTCTTTTAAATCTAGCTCAATACCTTTTTGCTGTATTTCGGCTAAACCATCCATTAACTTTTTTGATTGTTCCTTTGGGGCTATTAAGCCTGCCCCTAAATCAACATATGTGACACCCTCTTTTTTAGCTTCGTTAAATTGCTTTGTAGAAAAAGCAAAGAAAGCCCCTGTTTCATTAAAAAGCTCTGTTTGTGCTGCCTCTGTATAATTACTTAAATATTTCATCTTAAAGCCTCCTCGATTAACTTTTTATAGTTTGCGCTTACATAGTCTTTTAAATATTTTGGTAAAATATAAGGATTGTTATAAACCACAAATCCGCTAGGATACTGCAAAGGATAATCTATTTTTCCGCACTTAATACCCTCTAGGAGTAGATTTATTTTGTTTGTGTTGGCGTTCCTGTAATAGTAAATAGCCCATTTCTTTACCTTTTTAACAAGTGTTTTGTTCATAATTTATTGCCTTTCGCCGGTGTTTAACTTAGTCAATTAAATTTAAAACCCTTTCCGCTCCATACCTTGCCCTATTATTTATAAACGCTTGCCAGCACCCATTTCTAGGCGACCACCTAAAGCCATTTCGTTTTAATTCTGTCCTAATGCTTTGCTCAGGCTTACCAGCAAAAAACATTTGCAGTCTGTTTTCTTCCACGTTATCAACAATTTTTATGCCTTTAATGATTTTTTCTTGTGTCGTGTGGTTTTTTCTGGTTTCAAGCTTTTCTAGCCTTTGCTTTGCTGCCCTTATGTTTTGGCCAAGATTTGATGACATGTATGTTGGAAAGGGGATTTTATCCATGGAATAACTATTTTCAATAGTTTTTTCTAACTTTAAAATATCCTCATCGCTATAATTCAATTCATTCAAGGGCTTTTTATCTTGCTTTTTTGCATAAGCTCGCCAAGCTTTATTTATGGCCGTCATTTGCGCCCTTTGCTTTTCCATCTTTTCAATCTTACTTTTTAGCTTTGCAATTGCTTCGGGATCATCTGAGCTTATCGCCTTGTTGTTTTCTACTGCCTTGGCTTTGTTTTCATAATATTCTGCTTTGTCCTGTTCTTTGTAGCTTTGTGAAAACGTATTGTGAATATTTTTTCTGTAATTTCTGTCTCGGCTTTCTGAATGATGACCAACTAAAATTGGCTGCCCAAAAGGAATTACACTTGCTTTACTCTTTGCAGTTCTATATAAATCTGCACTTTTGTTTTTGGCCTTCTCTGCTAAATCCGTGTATCTTTCTATTTTTCGTTGTTTTTTTTGTTCGTATGTATTCATTTAGCACCGTCCTTATTTATTTAATATTGTTCTCAATAACCAACCTTTTTAATTCAATAAAATATTTATCAAGGTGTTTTAAAATCTGCTCTTCCGTGCCTTGTTTTTTTCTGATTCTTGTTAGCGTTTTGTAATTTTTATCAGAAAGCCCACCGCCAGACTCTAAAGAAAGCGGTTTGTTTTCGTTGTCCTGAAAAAACACAAGTAATTTATGTGCCATTGGATCGTTTTCAAATATTCCGTGTGAATATTCCGTTTTGTCCTTACCTAATGAAAAATGTATATTGTATGTTTCGCTAAATCTTTTGCTATGCCAAGTTTCAATATATGAGTTGGGAAATTGTTTTTTAAAGCTCCCCTCTATATCATTTAAAAATTCTTTATTCATTTAATGCCCTCCATTTGTTATTTAATTAATGGCTAAAAACCATTAAAAAACAATTTAGTTTTTAAACTGTTTGTTAATGATTTTTGTTCGGTATCGTCTAAGGATTAAGCATCAAGATTGCCAGTGTTTTTTATGCCTCAGCATCTTAATAAGCCCGATTGATTAAACCTTACTTGTGCCTAATCCTTATCCGCTTTTTCTGCTCTCTGTTAATAAACTATTGATTATCATTCAATAGAAAAAAGCCGTTTCGTGTCTTAAATTTCCAGTGTGCTAAACCTTCTATTTAATAGGTGTCATTCCCACACCGCTTTTATTTTTCCAAATTTTCAAAGATCAATTAATTTTTTACTTTTTCTATAGTGCTGAGGGCTGGCCATCCCTGCGCTTTCTCAACGCTATAACCACAGTTTACAGCGTTTCATCTTCTGTGTCAAGTGTTAATCATCGGTATCTTGTGTTGTCTATCTATTTATATGTGCTGGCAACTCAATTATTGTGATTTTCTCTAATAACTGATATACTTTTAGTATGTTAAATACAAAGGATGAGCTAATAGGGCTTATATATAAACACGGTAAAAAGGTGCAAGATATTTCCCTTGATATGGGCTTTAGTAAAAACACCCTTGGAACAAAGCTAAGGGAAAACACTTTAAAAGTAAGCGAGCTACAAAATATTTTAGATAAATTCGGGCACGAGTTAAAAATAGTAAAAAAGCGTGGAAGCTAATTTCAAGATTCCAATTTGGAATCTTGAAATATAAGGATATAAAACAATGGATTTAACAATAGTAGAACACGAAAATATTGCTTCAAAAATTTACGAGTTTAGAGGCATTAAAACCATGCTAGACTCTGATTTAGCGCAATTATATGGCGTAAAAACAGGGAATTTAAACAAGGCAATGAAAAGAAATATTGACCGATTTCCAGGGGACTTTGTTTTTCAATTAACCTCATCCGAAGTTGAGCAACTTTCAAGATGCCAAAATGGAATCTTGAAACAAGGCAAAAACATTAAATACCTTCCTTATGTATATAATGAATACGGCATACTGACTTTATCAAGTGTGCTAAACAGCAAAATTGCTATTGAAATTAACCACAAGATTATAAAAATATTCGTGGCTCTAAGAAAACAAATATATATGCAGCCTCAATACGAATTACTAAAACAAAAGCTAAAATATATTGAATCTAAAGTTGAAGCTATAGACGCAAACCAAAAAGTAGAAAGCAAGTTATCAAATGATAAAACGCTTCAATTAAGTAGAGAAGTACACAGATTTTCTAAAATATTAGATGACTTTCAAGACACACATACGGTATTAAAAAAATCAGATATGCTTGATAATAATATGAAAGAACTTAATTGATTCAGTCGCATATCGGTAAACTCAAAGAGCTTGAAACACAACTACATGAGACTGTAGATAAGCTCAAGTCAACTGAAAGTCAACCTGAATTATATGCCATTATTAGGCGTTTATTGCTAGATATGGCGCAACTAAAAGCCTACATTGAGGCTATTAAACAAATGCTATTCCACCTATACAATAGTGAACAACCTACCTATATTGTTAATGATAATAACTCAACTATAACGTGCTTTGTGTGTGGGAGGACTAGCCATAATAGCAATGATGTAAAGCACCTTTTTTGTGCCCATTGTGATATATACCATAATAATATTGAAACTTCTTACTTGTTGCTTGGCATAGACAAACACACTAAAGATAAATAAATTCGGGATTACCTAATTTACTACCAGTTATATGGAAATACCATACAACTACTATCAGCAACTTATCGGCAATCCCGATAAGCTGAATATGTATAGAATAAGGCTGTTTTGTATATATATTGTGCGTGTTGTGTATAGATAATAGGTTTTATTATACATATTGCTTGGTGTTGGGGGTTGGTGGGCAGGGGCTCGGGGAGCTTGTGGAGCGGTTGCGCTTGTTCAGCCCCTATAATACAATTTATTTTCATTGATATAATAACCCTTTTATTGTGCCTAATGAGTGGCGTTACAATCTCGCATAATATACTTTATGCGAGATTACGCACGATTTTAGGGGTAATTATGCAAGTAAAAACGACTTGTTTTTGTGTTGCTTAGGCTCAAATCATTATATATAAAGGGGGTGGGGTGTTTACACGAGCGAAAAAAACCAAACCCATAGGGAAGGCAGGGCCTCCACACCACACGCAGAACTTCAATTTTTTAACTGGCGTCTTGCTTTTAAAAGCCTCCAGGAATAAAATGACCTCCCCCGGAGATCTTCCTTGGCTTTTCTTTGATTTTCTAATTGCTGTCTTTTTTGCCAAAAAACCACCCCTGTATTTTGCCGCACAGCGCATTTTCTTTAGTTGTTTAATGTTATTGCTTGAGTGCTTTTGCATATTGCCTTTATTCGCTATCTTTGTGCGTAAGGTTATTCTGTAACCTATACCAAAAACTAAAATGACATTTTCCTTGGCCCTGCTGTATGCTTGAATTGTTGGGTAGAGTCCCTTTACCCCCTAATGGCCCGCCAAGCATTTGTGGTAGTTAAGGTTGCCCTCCTTAACACTAAGGTTTCAAAGCTTTTTGCTATCGCCATAAAACACAATGCTTGGCCGGGCTTTCTATTTTTCCCTCATTATTTAATTTGGACATTTTCCGTATCTAGGTGCTGTTTTTTGGACATTTTCCGCATTTTACTGGACATTATCCGTTAAAAACTGAGCATAAGGCGTAGTTTTCTTTAGACTTCGTGCGTAAATCGGACATAATCCGTTTTTCTGGCTGTTTTCCTATAATGATCTCTGGCGTATTCGCTTCTTTATAATAATGGTGAAGTTTTTCCAGCGTCTTATTTTTTCAAAATTTTTTTCGTTTGAAATTTATTTTTGGTGTTTTTTGCTATATTTACGGATTATGTCCAATTTCGTGCCTAGCTATTTTTAGCACTACGGATTATAGCCACTTATTAACGGAAAATGTCCACTTTTTTACGGATTATGTCCAAAGTGAAACGGATTATGTCCGGTTTAGGCTCAATCCTTTTGTGTGGGGGTTTGTTATTGCGAGATTATGTAAAAACTATGCGTTTTCACTCCGCTAATTCCTTATATTAGCTTTTTTAACTATTTTTTTGTTTTATATTATTTTTTGTTTTTATAGGTTTATATGTATATGTATATATAAGGCCCCAAAAAGCCAGTTAGCTGTCGCCAGTCACTCCGTGCCTAATTTGCTATTTTTTATGCCTAAACAAATCGTTTAAAACCCTATGTTATGGCTCTATCAACTCCAGAAATTTAACGATTCTATCTGTCGGTTGATTTAAAAGTGAGTCCATAAACCTGAGTACCAAAGCCTTGTCAGACTCATCAATAAAAGATATTCCCTGCAAGATTCTATGTGTATATTGCCCAATAATAACTTCGTGCAATTCTCTTTTTTGTATCTCGTTCGTTAGTTGCTCATTTACAACAATCTCTTGGTGGAGCCTGGCTCCAAGCTCATTTAGCAAACGCCTAATATTCTCCGGGGCTTTTTCTTTTATGGCCGCTACTAAAAAAACATAAACCTCTTCGTGTGATAATGCTAACTTATTTTCAAAATATTCTAGGATTTTTATAATGGTGTCTGCATTTGGTGGCGGTTTTCTACCAGAGAGAATGTCACTTAGGTATTGCTTAGAAATGCCAAGTATCCCGGCAAATTGAACAAGGCTCATTTTTGACGTTTTAATATATTCCTTAAGTATTTTATACCACATTAACTCAGCCTCAATTTAGTATTAAAAGTACGCTAAACAGCGTACTTTTCCCCCATGCGTCAACTTGATCGGCGTACCGACCTTCATACTATAATATTCCCACTTATGAAAATTAATAAACATTGAAATATCTTGTTTATTATTATTGTAAAACCTATTGACCTTTTTGTTTTTTTATGGTTTTTTGGAAATATAGAGAAATTGAATTTTGTTTATTTTATTGGGATTTATTTTTGCATATGAAAAGGGGCTGCAAAATTATGTTTATTATATTTATGGTTGAATTTAAAAGGGACCCGCTATGGATGCCAGCATAATGACTACCAATATTTCATCCCCTGCCCTACCCCGCTTCATTAATTTTGGAAAGCTATTTAAAAGGATTTTAACCTGGCCCCTGTTTTTAGGTTACGGGCTAGTGGTTGTTTTGTTGGTCACGCTTATTTTAAGCGGTTATTTAATTGGGATTATTTTTATTTCACTTTTCCTGGAGGCATCGACACATTTATTTAAGTAGCAAGTAAGGAGGGCAAGTTATGAACCAAGCGGAACACGCTTATGATTATATTACTGATGAGATAATTGAAGATCTGGAGTTTATCTTCAGAGAGATTTTTTTGGCACTTAGCAACCCGGATAGAATTAGATTTTTAAAATACATTAATCGCAAAGGGGCCATAACTCCAAAAGAGCTTAAAGCAAATTTCTTTTTGGAAAACTGCACCGTTACGCATCACTTAAATATCCTAAGAAAAACTGGCTTGGTTATAAACGAGGGTAGAACTGGTCGCTGTATTTATTACCGCATTAACCAGAATTTCTTAGGCGGTTTTGTTGAAGATTTCTTTAGTTACATCGGCTTAAAGGCAACTCAACTTACAAAAAAAGAAGGGGTTAGTTATGCAGGCTAGTAGTTTAACTTGTGCAAGAAGCCCTATAAACATCACACTTTCTCCTATAACAAAAGAAATTGAAGCCAATTATAAGCGGGAGAAAACAAACTCTAAACGGAGATCTCGGTCAAAAACTATACGTAAAGATATCAGGTTTACTTCACGGTCCTACAAAAAAGCTGAAGAAATAGCAAAAAGCCACGGAATTCCCGTTGCCCATTTCATTCGTGAAACTTTTGATGGGTTGCTTTGTGGAGATTTTAAAAAAAGATTGCTTTGTGGGCCAAAGCATAAAACATTGATCGAGGAAGCTATTTATGACTAAAAACAAAAATATCAGCAAATGGGAAATGGCCTGTATTTGCTCAAAAAAAATCACCTTGAAGGATCTCGATCCCGATATTCGAGATTACTACGAAAAAACAAAAGAGTTGGTCCCTCTCGATTTTTTCAAGGCAATACAGGTTATCCGTAGTTGGTATTTAAAAAAGGACAAAGCCCTGCCGCTTGTTAATCAAGTGCCGGGGTTTCATCCTGCAATCAGGAGTTTTTGATTAGTGGCAAAAAATATAAATCTTAGTGAATTAAAAAAAGAGGTTATTAGTCAAATTCGGACCGGAAACAATGCCGTCAGGTTTCCAACGTGGGGGATAACAGTGCTGGCTAAACTTATTGCAAGTGTGCCAGACGCTTTTATTGGTGTGCTTCTTAAGCTTGCCGGAGTTTCACACGAAGAATTCCAGGAAGCCATAAAGCTTTGCAATATGATAGACGATGTTCGAAAAGAGGTTGATTTAGTCACTTCGGAAACACCAAAAAAACAAAAACCTCCGGCTTGTCATGTTAATTCTCCAGAACCAAAGCCGCAAAAGTCAAAGAAATGCTCTAATGGACATTTTGTTTTTCATCACATTCTTTCAAACGGAAAACCCCTGGTTGTCGAACAATCAAGGCTTCACGAGCTGAGGCCAACTGGACAAGACACCATTTCGTATACACATACAGTGCAAACCGAAAACGGTTTATTTATTTGTACTCAAAAAATGGAGGTTAATTAATGACAACAACAACGGTACACGCAGGCCCTAATCGAGAGCAGCGGCGCAGGAATGAGAAAGAACAGAGGCGCAGTCAAACTGCAAGGGCACATGCTATTTACAAAAAAAAGACACGCCTTCTTGAAAAAGAAAAAAGGAAAAAAGAGCGTGAGTTGAGAGAAAAAAGAAAAGCCAAGCGAAGGGGACCTGGAATATAGATGAAATTTCCTATTGAGAATATTTTACCTGTGGCCCTGGTGGTAATAGACTTATTGGCCGCATTAGTTTTTCTAACGCAGGGTATTTTACCAAAGGCCCTATATTGGTTTAGTGCCGGGCTAATAACATTCTCAACTATTTTAATGTGATGGAGGAAGGTATGAATATAAATAAAATCAGAAAAATGATGAAGGATGCCTTTGATGCAGCCCCGGATTTTAAGCAAAGTTATGTTGACAACATTGCCTGTATTTTGATGGATGAGCTTGATACCCCGGAAGAAAAAAGAAACGAAGTCGCCTTAATAATTTTAGAGCGTATATTTTATTCGGAGTGAATTTTATGCCATACAGCTTCATTTACATTCAAGGGAATCAAAAAAAAGGTGTCATTACGTCACTTTTAAGTCACATTAGATTATTGACAAAGTGGCTTTATGCTAGAACTTTGCGCTCAAAATCAACTCGAAATAAGATTTGTTACATTAATTTTGTGAGGGCAAGATGAATGGAGCAGGCAAAACCAAGGCAACCAAACAAAAACCCACATGATTCATATATCAGTGATTTTTTTCGCAATGGGGCAAAATTGTTTTTAGATCACCTAGAAAAGGTTAGAAAAAGCAAGCCCAATAACGGAATTGATGCCCTGAAACTTTATAGAGAGTGGGTATCTAAAAAAAACTATGGTTTTCTTGAAAAAAGATGGATACGGGCACACGTATACGACAAACTAATAGAGAGCAACGATGAAACACACAAAAGATATGCCCGGCGACTTAAGTTAAAACCAACGAGATTTGATAATGCCAGAAAAAATTGACGAGCAGCTTTTTTATGTCTGCATAGAAAAATGGCTCAAAGACAATCAGCATTTTTCGAATAACGACTTAATAAAAACGAGCCTTATGGGAATCGTAAGAATTTATAACAAAGAAATAAAAACAAAAAGCGAGGACGTAAAATGATAAAAGAGGCACTAGATGGGCTTAGTCCCAAAACAAAATTGTATGCAAATAAAAAAGGTGGGGTTCAAAGCGCAATCCCTTATAGGTGCGATCTGCTTCCAGCCAAAGCATTACTCTCGCTACAAAGCTACATACGTGTCCTGGCCTGTCCATCGGAATACATAGAAGACAAATCAAAAGAGATTGTAAATACATTTTTAAATAAGTCTTTAGCGGCTTTGTTAATAATTCAGCAAGGCTGCGACAGTAACGAGGCTGAATATTCTTTATACTGTGCGGCTGGGTATATTTTATTTGCTTTAGAGGCAAGTTTATCCGACAGGGTTCTTAATATAGAATTCACCACAAAGTCCGATCTTACAAAAAGAGAAATATCCCGAAGAGGCACACTGTCCGATTACCCGGCAAGGACTATGCTTGAGTGCGCTAAAGTTTTAGAAAAAGGTGCAAAGTCACACGGCCCGGAAGAAAACTGGAGGCTGATTTCTGCAAACGATCACATCAACCACGCCCAAACCCACATCTGGGCATATTTGGCAGGAGACAAACAAGATAAGCACTTAAGCCATGCTGCGGTTAGGTTGCTGTTTGCGGTCGAAACAGACTTATCATTAATGGGGCCAAGCAACCCCGCCATAAAAAAGCTGTTAATTTAAAAAGTACATCCGATGTACTTTTGGTCTTAGCCCGTTGGCCGCCATCGGAAAAGTACATCGGATGTACTTTTCCCTTAAATTAAATAAACCACTATCAACACCAAAGACCTATATCATCACCAAGATGTTGACATAGGTTTTGCCCTATGATACTCTATTTATTATGGCTAAGAAATTTAAAGCAGAAATAGCAGCAATGATGTCAGGCATCTCTATAGCAACTTTGAATCGCTGGGAAAAACATAAGCTTTTACCTGCGCCCAAAAGAGAAGATAACGGTTATAGATATTATACTGAAAAAGATGTTAAACACATAAAAGATTTTGCGGTCATAAATAAAAGCAAGAAAAAGGTATAAATAAGACATGGCTCGAAAAACAGATATTATTGCAGTTACAAATCAAAAGGGCGGTGTGGGCAAATCCACAACGGCTATTAATTTAGCGGCCATCCTCTCAGATCCTATTTATTCTGCTGATGTCGATGGAGATATCTTATTATGCGACCTAGATCCTTCAGGTAATGCAACTGCTGTTTTTTCAGACAAAGACCCTGATGAGATAGATAGAAAAGAAACTATGTTTTATCAATTCATTCAAGCCGTAAACGAAAACTTGGTGGATATGGATTTTATGCAAAAGCAAAAGTTAGAGGAACTTGTCTTGCCAACAGCGAGAAAGCGATTAAAGATCATCCCCACAGGTTTAGTTTTAGAAGAAGTTAATTTAGAATTAGCCTCATATCGCCATAGAGTATCTGTTTTAAAAAAAATATTTGACCGTGAAAGCGATTATTTAAGTAGATTCAGGTATATTATTTTAGACACACCGCCCTCTATGAGCCTTATTTTTTTCAACTCCTTAATAGCGGCGCAGCATTTACTTGTGCCCTTACAAGCAAAGAAACTTGCCCTCCTCGGACTTAAGAGTCTTTTAAAGACTTTGAGTAAGTGTAAAAAACTTTATAACGCAGAAGCCGATGTTTTAGGGGTTTTCTTAACTTTTTTTGAAACCAACGTTAACACGTCTAACGCTGCCAGGGAGTCAATGATGCTAAATTGTCCAAATATATTTTGGGATGACATCGCCATTAGAAAAAACATATCTCTTGACGAGGCACATGGTGAGGCACAAGCAATTATTGACTATAAACCAAATTGCCAAGGCTCAAAAGATTATATTAAATTGGCCAACAAGGTTCTGGAGTTAACAAATAAATGAAGAATAAAGAAAGAATTTCAAAAAACATGGATAAGACTTTGCAAAAAATATCTCCTTCTCCTAGTGATGCTGAAGACAGAGAGTATAAGATATTAACCTACAAAGACTCTATTGTGCTGGATATTCCTTTAGATAATATAGAAATTCGAAAACAGGTTCGCACAAGCTTCAATGAAGAGAAAATATCGGAGATGTCTGAATCTATAAAAGATAGAGGGTTGTCTCAACCAATATCTGTCATGAAACACCCTACAGATAGAGATCGTTATATTATAAAATTTGGAGAGAATAGATATAGGGCACACAAGTTGATTGGGGCCGCTACAATTAAAGGCCGGGTCACTGAATATACAGAAGATCCTGTTGAAATATCTCTAGCACAGCTTGATGAAAATCTTCAAAGAATAGATTTACACCCTATTGATACTGCGGAAGCAGTTTTATTAGTAAAAAAAGACCTCGGCCTTACTTTAGAAAAAATGGCAAAGAAAATACACAGGTCTTTATCTTGGATAAAAAAACTAAGTCAAATTAATAACCTAAGCCTTGATAAAAAGGCTTTTTTACGGGAACAAGAATATACCTTTAAAGAAACTATGAGTTTTATTGATATGCCAGAAACAGATGTTGCTGGTTTATTAGCGTCTGAAAACAACAACGATGTTTCTGCTAAAAAAAGACAATATGAAACCCGTGAGGGCATAAAAGAAATGGCTAACGCTGTAGGTTTAAAGTTAAAGATACATAATAAAGAACCAGAAGATGAAGTTTTGCGTAAAATAGGAATCTGTGAGAACTTTATAATTAGAGCTAGAAAACAACTGAAAGAACGGAAGCCCCGCTAAAGCGGGGTTTTTGCTTAATATGGGCCTTATATCTTCAAGATATGAGAATATAAGAGCCATATTAATGGCTAAATAAAAATTGAAAGGAGGCAGGTTTGAGAGAGACATGTGTTTATATATAAAAAAAACTCTATTAACTGGTAATTAATAGAGTCTTTTTACTAAGCTTTGAGTTGGTCCTCTTTTATAAGCTTAAAACGATTTACTATATTCAAGATTAATTGAATTTCTTAATTTTGTCAATAGTAACGGGGGTGAATTGTCTCTAAAAACCGTATTTATTATGGTTCAAAAGTGCAAACAAAACAACTACGTCAAACTGGAAGATATCCATTCTTTTGTTAAAGAGTCTAAACTATCTTGGGAAATCGCCTATTTCTATGTTGCGTTAGGCTCAAAAATAGCTTTGACAAAACAAGATGGAAACCAATTAAAAGTTAAAAACAGTGAGATTAAGGAAGAATTCGGGCTTACAAGATACAAAAAAGACAGGTTTATAAAAGAGCTTGAGAAAAAAGGGTTTTTAACTATTGAGCGAGAGGTGGGAGGGGAAAACATCTACACTTTTAACGTAGCAATTTTTAAAGGCTACCGTGATGACAAAGAATACCCCAAAGATCCTCCAAAATCAGAAGGTCCAAAAATTGAATTTAATGGACAGACTCTAGCCTATCCGCAGAGTGCCGAGGAAGATCAAACCCAAGACACCCAGTCGGCCCCAGGCATAACCGTCAGCATACCCCCTGTCGAAATTACACAGGGAAATCAGCATACCCCCTGTCGAATATCAAGTAGCGAAAACAGCAGGGATCATGCGCGCACGTATAATAAACCCAATTTAACATTAAAAACACCTCCAACAGAAAAAAAAGGGGTGGGGTCTTTTAGTAAAAAAATTATTAAGAAAAATGACCATCTAAAAACTAAATTATCAAAACGCTATGTAGAGCTTAAGATGACTGTAGAAGGACAAAAGCCAAAGAAGTCGAAAGGAGCTTGGATTCAGTTTATTTATCACAATAACGAACAAGCCGATACTTGGGAATATCTCGAGGAAGAAATCCGGGAAATGGAAAACAAAGCTAAAGCACAAGGAGAAAAGACGGCACGGGAAGCAACGCTGAAAAAACAGGTTGGGTTGAAACAAAAAATACGAGATTTAGCATCAAAAAAATTAGACGCTTTTGATGAATTTGACGAAGAATATACGAGGCTAAGGAGTGTTGCTGTGCAAGCGGTTTCGAAAAATAATTTTATTTGCGAATTTGAAAGGCGTGGGAAAAATGGAGAGGATAAGTCGAGGGGGATTTTTGAGAAAGCAATAAGAGCTGAAATCCACAGCCTTATTTATGCTCAACTGGAAAAGAAAATGATCCCGGTTGAAGCTGAAAGGGAGCCAGTATTATGCTAACGGTTGAAAAATTAAACGCTATGGAACCTGAATTAGATTTTGCCAAAGGTGTCACCCAAAACCCAGTATTACACAAAGATCCGGTAAGGTGGGTTGCTGTGAGGGGAATTAAGCACGATTGGGCTATTTATTATCACCTTGCAACAAAACTGTATTCTTTTGTAATGACGAATGGAGATAAGTGTAAAACCAAAGAGGTCATCAGAGATCTTGTCCCTTGTGATGACGAAGCTATGAAGCTATATCGGTATTAACTGGAGGGTTTAATGGAAATATATTTAAGTTCGTATAGAGGGGGCAAAGTTTCTGAAGCAATAAAAAGCAGCAAAGAGACGAGAAAGCCTATAATATGTCCAGACTTAAAAAGAGTTGAAGAAATTATAGAGCAGGCAAAAAAACTAAAGATAGATATACCCAAACCAAAGACTATGAAGGAATATTTAAAAGAGCAAAAGGAAAAGAATGATACGATTACTTGAAAAACATAAACAGAGACGAAGGAGACAACTAGTAAGGTTAATAATAGGTCTTTTGTTGTTTAGTTGGGTTAAAGGCTTGTTTAAGAAACGATCTTCTTATAGATCTGTATATAATAGGTCAAACTTTAGGAACAATAAAGGGAAGTAAAATGGAAGCCTATTGTACAAAGTGCAAAGAAAAGCGTGAGATACGAGATCTTAAAGAAATTGTTGCAAAAGGCGGGAAAAAGGCAGTGAAGGGCACTTGTAGAAAATGCAACACAAATTTATTTAGATTGATAAAAAATAAAAATTAGGAGGACAAAATGGATTTAGATACGAAATTATTTTTAGGTAAGGTTTTAGGTGAGATTTACAGAACACAAAAACATATGGAAGGGGTGGTTTTACCTGTGGGGGATGCTGAAATTTTTGGTTTGTTAAATGGGATCGAAGAAGTTGTTGATAAAGAAATACCCAACACAGAATATATTAGTAATCAAAAAATAAAAGATATGGATAGTATATTGAGGCAAATAGAAACAAAGGATGAGGGTTTAACGGAGTTTAAAGGATATAGAGACATAGAAAGAGATTTAGAAGAAAAAGGTATCAATAGAGGGGAGGCCATAACGATACTCACGTATTTTAAGGTAAAAAATTATTACTATAATATTATAAAAAAAATGGATTCTTCTGATTCTCCCTGTGAGTGTAGAAGGTTTGAGATTTGTGATTCTCAAAAGTGATTAACTAAGGCCCTGTCGTCTAGTGGTTAGGACACTAGGTTTTCATCCTAGTAACTCCGGTTCAATTCCGGGCGGGGCTACCAAAATTCAGAAGATGTAAATTTTGTTATGTGATAACATATTTATATGAACGGTACTGAATTAACCATTTCGTATGATGGAGAATCTTTAAAAAATCACTCTATGGATGTAAAGGAATTAGCTCCAGCTCTTTTATCTATGGGGAAATTGCTTGATGAGACAAATAGGCTTGTTAATGGAGCGGAAACATCAATAAAGGTTCAGGTAAAAGCCCACGAACCAGGTTCTTTTGAAATAGTCCTAGAGCTAACACAAAGCCTAACTTCTCAACTCACTAAATTATTTTCAAGCGAAAACATAAAAACTGCTACCGAAATAAGAAACTTGATCTTTGGTGGAGAGACAGTAACCGCCGGGATTTGTTTATATTGGCTTATTAGAAAACTAAAGGGAAAGCAGCCAGAGAAAATAGAAGATCTTAAGAACGGACAAATAAGAATAGAAATTGATAATGAAAAATTTGAAATACCTATATATTTAATGAGAATGTATCAGGAAAGAAATATCAGAAAGTCTGTTGAAGATACATTGGCCCCTCTTCAAGATCCTGGCATAGAAAAGTTTGAAGTTAAGCAAAAGAAAAAAACTGTACAATCAATCAATAAAGAAGAGCTTGATATTTTTAAGGCTCCACAAGCAGAAGATGAGTTATTAGTAGAGAGCGAACATGAGGCAGCTTATTCTATAGTATCTTTAGCTTTTAAAGATGATAATAAGTGGCGGCTTCATGATGGAAATAGCAGTATAAGCGTTTTAATTAAAGATGAAGTATTTTTATCTAAAGTAGATAAAAGCAGAATTTCCTTCTCAAAAGGCGATATATTAATGTGCCGAGTAAAAAAAACACAATGGCAAACAGAAACAGGGTTAAAAACAGAATATGAGGTTATAGAAGTAAAAGAACATAGGCCGTCCCCCAAACAATTAGATATTTTTGATAAAGGGCTTCAGCAAAACATATAAACTAAAATGGATTATATTGAACCGTTTCAACAAGAATTTCCTGATATAAAACCGCTTTCTGAAATGGGAGACGAGCAGCATCATGAAAAAGCAGACAAGTTACTGTATAAAGGAAAGCTAGTAGAGGCTGAGATAGAATATAAAAAATTAATTTTAAAGATACCTTATCATTATTTTGGACATGAAGGCATAGCTTATACATATTACTTTATGGGAGAGAGAAAAAAAGCTTGCTGGTTTATGAAAAAAGCCATTGAAATAATAGATGAAATAAAAAGAACAGGCCATAAGCTAACGCCTTCAGGACCGAAATCTATTGAGGTTTGTGAAGAAATAGAAAACGGAATAAAATATAATTACCAGCAGATGCTAGACAATAAGGAGCTTGTAAAGTGGTGGGATGGAGACGTTTTTCCTTATGAATTGGAATAAATAATGGAAACTTATAAAGACCTTCATAAATTAACAAAAGAAGAGCTAGAGGCAAAATACGATCAGGTGGCAAAAAATACTACGGCTGGGTTAAGCTTTTATAGGGAGGAGCTGGCTAGGCGTGAGGCTGAAGAACAAAACCAAAGAATGCTTAAAATGACCCAACAAATGAAAAACTTAACAATAGCCATAACAATACTAACGGTAATCAATGTGGTTGTGATTTTTATTCAGATTTTTTAGCCCGCTCTTTATCGAATTCTTCAAAAAAATAAGCATTTCTTTCTGCATCGGTCTTAAAATCTAATTTTTTCTTAAACTCAATTTGTTTATTTAAAGGGATGTCTTCTATAACAGGCATTTCGATACCGTTGTCTTTAAGAAGTTCAGATATCAAATGATCGTTAAAAGATGGTTTCTTTTTTAAAACCCAGGACTTGTGATTTTTGTTTATATAAAACGTGGGATATCGCTTATTGCATTCTTTAGAACCATATCTTAACAAGCAGTTAGAGCAGATTTTTTCTTTGATTGTGTTTTTTGTATTTTTCGTGAGCGGTAAAATTATATTTTTCTCTCTAAGGTCAGATAATATCTGCTCTTTAACGCCTGTGCTATGCAGCCCGGCGGCACGTAGATTTTCAAAAGAAATCCTGGCACAATTACTCTCGTTACTAAGAGCATAAATCAGATTTATAACCTTAATTTCTTCTGCGCTTAGATCTTTAATCCGTAAAATACGCATCAAAAAAGTAAGCATCTCAGCTTTTCTTTTAAAATCTTTATCTTTCCGAGCCTTTTCTTCCATTTTCTAATTATCCTATACCAAAAACTAAATTATTTTTTTTGCCAAACATAGTTATTATCACAATATGACTAATGAAAACATTATAGATGACCTTACAAATTGGGCGCAAGATTTCAAAGAAAAGAATCAAGCACAGCTAGAGGAATATGAGCGCAAAACTGAAGAAGGGGAGCCTATCGATCAAAACAGGTACAAGATGGTCAAGGCATTTGCAGAGATGTCACTAGATGATTTAAGGAGAAGTCGCCGACATCATTTGCGTATAAAGGAATCAAACCAAGCTACGGATGAAGAGTTTGTTGAATTTAGCGAAAAGGCTGGGGCAATAAGCGAACAAGAGGCACGTATTATTTTCTCAGAGCGGGAAGCAGAGTACATAAAGCACTATCAAGTCAACAAAGAAGATCCGGGAATGATGTTTATTCTTAAGCAAATAATCAAGGCAGAGCTTCAGATAGAAAGCTTATGGCAAGAGATAGAGACCGCTAAACTAGACGTAAAAAATTTGGCTGATAGAGACGATATTCAAAAAAGACATATTGATTCTATAACAAAGCTAACCAAGACAATTTTTGATTTTACTAAATATTTACAGCAATGGAGAGAGGAGAAGAGCAAGCGGGAAGAAAGCGATAAGGAGAAAAAAGAATTTGAAAAGAAAAGCGGGCTTGATTTTGCAATGTTTAAAAAAAAGGCCGAGAACCACCCAGGACTAATCAAAGCCAAGAAAGCGCAGAAAGCTAAAGAGGCTGAGTATTTGGAAATGATAGAGGGTGACAATGAGTAATTCAATATTTGTACAAGATAGGGTAACGCACAAGATTCCTTTGGAGCAAAGAATAGATTATATTAAAAACCCGCTTTTGGCAGTAGAGGCGATATTTGGTTTTGAGTTAGCCTATTTTCAAATCACCTGTCTTAATGAGAGCTGGTTTAAATCCTCATTCATGGATTGCAGCGGGTACGGGACCGGGAAAACCTTCCGCATAGCGTTACTTATGGCTTTAAGGGCTATTTTGTTACCAAACAGAGTCCAAATGATTATTTCTCACACCTATGGTGGCGTAAAGCTTGTTTTTGATACTTACCTGGAGCCGTGGTTTCATGAGATCCCAGGATATAGGGCGCATTTTGCAGATGACATAAAATCGCCGGTATCCAAAACCTCAGATTTATATTCTGTAAAGCTTGCTAATGGCAACGAAATTAGAGGTGTCCCGCCAGCTATCATGACAGGATCTACTCGGTTGAGATCGGAACGATGTAACGATATCTATTTGGATGAGTTTGCCCATTATCATTCCCAGGAAGAGATAGACACAGTTATAAAATCTCGTGCTACACGAATCAACCCGTTTCATAAAATCAGGGCAGAAAACAAAGAGGATCAGCTTATCAAAAATGCTCTTAGTAACCACAAAGCGTTTTTTAGTACACCTAATTATATGTTTCACGAGTCCTATAAAAGAGCAAAATATTTTATTACAAAAACTTTTAGGGAAAAAAGCCCTAATTACGGGTACGAGTCCTATAGTTATGAAGACCTAATAAAAGATGGAAGAGAAGACCTTACAGACTTAGAAGCTATTGAAGAATCCAAAGCAATGTTACCTACAGAACTATTTGAGCGAGATTATAAAGGGAAATGGGTTGCAGGTAGCCTTGGTTATTACGAATATGAAATGATAAAAAAAATAAGGACAATTAATATCAAACCGATGTTAAAAGGCGTTGATGGAGACATCTACATAAAAGGTTGTGACGTAGCCAGATCCATCAAAGGTAAGGGAGATGATTTTGCTATTTCAGTTATTAAGTTCTCTCCAAAAGCCAAGTTTGCTCACCAATTTATATATCAAGTCACAAAGAACAATCTTGATGCAGACCAAATGGCTTGCGAGATACACGAGGTAGAGGACAAATTCCCTGGGCCAATGATTGTTGTTGATCCTGGCGGTGGCGGCCAATTTTTAACAGGGCCATTATCTAAAAACAAAATAATGCTTCCGGGTGGTGTAAAGAATGTAATCCCTATTTTTGATGTTGATAGTATTGAAGCTGGCGGAAAAAACATTTTGTATTGGTTTAGCCGTGGGACTTTAGCAGTCAAAGAAATTATAGGTTCGATGGCCGGAGATGATGTCCTGGTTAATAACGCACACAACCTTCTTAAAAATTTCATTGAAAAGGAAAAATTTATTGTCCCGTATAGCGAAGAAATAAGTGTGTTGTTTCATCGGATTATGGATAAGGACATGAAGAGCAGAAACCATCTTTTATCTAAATTAACTGAAGAGGAAATAGCTTATTACAACCTTGAGCTGACAATGATGCAGTTGCAAGGGATAAAACAAAAAGTTGATAAGCAGACCGGGAAGCCGTCTATAACATCAAGAGGGCAGTTTACTTTTCTATCAACCAGGAAAAAAGACAGTGCGTATTCTCTACTATATGCCATTTTCGGAACATATCTTTATGAGGAAATGACCAAGGCAGAAGGTCTTGAAAGAGATGAGCCAATAATATCTATTGGATCACAGGCCATTGATATGTCGAATCAGCCTAAATTTATTACGGGAAAAAAACTAGAGAGGGAAAAATTTGCCAAAGAAAGCAAGTTCTGTGTCTCCACGCTCTAAGAGCGGGAGCTATGTAACAAAACAGGAAATTTCATCTTTTAGAGATGGGAAGGTCCAGGATCTTTTTACGTCTGTACGCAACCTTCGAAACAAGGCGATTCCTTCAGATCTTGAAGCCCAATTTAAAAAGGCGAAAAAATTACGAGAGAATGATGATTTGGTTGGATCCATAATAGACACCCAGCTTGAGTTTGGTAATCGTGGCACACAGTTTTATATGAAAAACAAACGTGCCAGGCAAAAATTCACTCCTATAATCGAAAAATTTAATTTGTTGGGTTTAAACGAGCAGATGTGGAATAGCATGTGTACCTACTCAAACATAGTTCTACATTGGAAGATGAAGACTGATGTTACAGTCGATTATGTTAATGTGCTGAATCCTTACGATCTTGAAATTATTCCGACAATAAACAATAAATCCGTTGTCTATTTAAGAGTCCCGGAGTTTTTAAAAAAGCTGGCTAATGCCGGAACCTTAAATACAGAAGAAAGAAAATTATTAAACAGTTTCCCAAAAAAATACATTGATGCTGCTCGGAGTAGAACCACATTATCTGTGCTTTCTAAAAAAGCCGGAATGGTTTTATTGAATAATGATGATAACGAATATTGGTTAATTGCAAACTTGGATGGGTTTTCGGATAGGATGACACCGCCGAGAATGAGGCAAATATTTGATTCGGTTGAAAACAGGGATATGTTAATCGATGGTGACTACTCCGTAGCCTTTATGATAAAGAACTTTATTATGCAGGTAAAAGCCGGAGAAAGCATAACATCCGGGCCAAAAGCCGGAAGTACACAAAATTGGGCAAAGAAAGTAGATTTGGACGGGCTAAAAAAAGAATTTAATGCGCTTGGAAAAGCAATTTGGTTGTTTACCAATCATACCGTAGAAATCGATTCGCATTTCCCGGACACAAAGATTTTTGATCCCATAAAATATCAATCCCCGGACGCAAGAATTATGACCTGGGGTGGAGTTGGTAAGATCCTAATGTTAGGGGATGGTTCTAATTTTGCGGCAGGCTTTATTAATTTGAAAAGGCTTATTGCAAAGGTTAAAAAATACAGAGAAGGAATCTCTAGGGTATGGGACGAGTTTTTTCTTCACACCACTATCAAGGGCGATATTGCAAAAAGCAATATGCCGAAATTAATTTATGATGACTCGCTACTGAAAGAAGCTGGTATTGATCTTAAAGAAAAAACATTCTTGTTAGATCGTGGCGCACTTAGCAAACAAACAGCCCTTATAAAAGCGGGCTATGATCCTGATATTGAAGAGCAAAACAAAGAAGAAGAGCTTGAGAAAGGCGATTTATACCTTCCAACGCTAACATCAATGATGCCTATAGAGGAAGCTGTAAATAAAGTAAAAGAAAAGCAAGATCCTGGAAGGCCAGGCAATGAAGTGCCGACTCGTGGAGGTGACACCATGAATGCGCCCCAAAATCCAAAGCCATCTACAACGGCTTCTGAAGATGCCATTGTTTTCCCAAAAGATGTATTTAGTGCAATTTTGGAGCGGTCAGATGATGCCGAAAAAGAGTTGGCAAGTTTAATAAAATTGCCATTTAAAGCTCTAAATATTTGGGTCGGTAATTATAGAGAGAGCATTAAAAATAGCAACCATTTAGAATCAGCAAGACATTCCTGGGCCTCAGTTAGACAAACTTACAAACGATCAAAAGGACGTTGGATTGAAAAGGTTGGCTAAAAATGAAAATATCAAAACGAAAAATTAGTGCTAGTATAATTTTTATAAGATCAGCAACGAAAAATGGAGGTATGACGAATGCCTGCCATTAAGAGAGATCTGACAATAGAAAAAGGAGCCACCTTTGAGAAAATTTTTATCTTAAAGGACACAGACGGAAACGAAAAGGATTTGTCTGGCTATACAGCAGCAATGCACATTAGAAGCGTTATAGACTCGACTGATATTTTGGTAGAGCTAACGACAACTAACGGAGGCGTTATATTGAATGCCTCGCCCGGACAAGTAAAGATAAGTATTTTAGCAACAGTCACAAAAGATTTTACCTGGAATGATGCAGTTTATGACTTTTTCTTAACCAGCCCGTCTAGCAAGGTAGACAAGTTATTTGCGGGAGGGGTTAAGGCGGCAAATGCGGTGACACGATGAGCGTAAATTGTTGTGAAGTTATAGTTGAGCAAGAAAAGACATATGAGCTAATAGAGACAGATTGCGAAACGATTGTAGTTGAGCAGCAACAATCAGCAAATATAGTAATTGATGTTCAGCCAGAGATTGTCTTAGAAAAAGAGTATGCGCCTGGAAAAGTTGATGAAGTTGTTATTGGAATTCCAGATCACACTCACACCTCGCCACTAAGGGTTGTTGAATTAACAGCCTCAGATATTTTTAAAGGGCTACCCCATACGTTGCCGAACGGCTTGAAGTATAGGTTGGATCCAAGTCATCACGGCAGAAATTTACATGTTTATGTGGCCGGTCAATTTTTAACGCCGCATAGCTCAGACACAGCAATGGACAGAGACTATCAAGAGACAAACGAAACACAAATAACGTTTACTTTTGATATTGGCGCAGAGACATTGGTTAATTATATCTTTTTTAATTAGACCAAGCTTTAAAAACAGACACTTCTAGCTTTTTTTAGATATCCATAGAAAAACAAAAAAAATAATAAGGAGGAACTATTATGCCTAGAAGTATTATGGAACAAATAAGCCAGGTCAAAGGGTCGTTGACTTATGATGACTTGGTGGCGGATTATCCGTTAGCGCAAGCTGAAACCCACGGTAAGCTCAAGCAAAGCGAAAGTGACGGGAGTGTTTTAACAGCTTCGCCAACAGTTTTTACGGACTCAGTTAATAGTCCATTTTCTTTACAGTCTATAGGAGATTTTATAAGGATTTTGTCCGGTGCAAACCAAGGAACCTATAGGATTACTGGTTACACAGACGCTTCAAATGCTATCTGTGCATCAGCGACCTTTGCTGATGAATCCAGCATAGACTATGAGGTAAGGCAGGAGCAAAACTTAGAGGATGACTTAAACTATTTAAGGACCTGTCGAAAAGAAGTATTGGGGTCTGGTATTTCAGATTGGTTTGGCGACATCCCAACCTACACAAACCCTAAAGCAACCAACGTGCCAAAGAGAGCAGACCTTACAAACATCGCAGGGAATACAACCGATGCGATTTTACAGCTTTATGACAAAGAGGTAGAAGGTGAGTCTGTATCTGTTACTGATACCGAAGTTACCATTGCGGATGCTACTCAATATGCAGATGCGATAGATAAAACCGGTGTCCCTGTGGCGGACTCTGGAGAGTTGGACGAGACAAATTACTTGGCGACCATAGTTGAGTTAAAAGATCCAGAAACCGGAAGTGTCCTAAAAGCG